TTCGTCCCCCTCCTCATTTTTTTCAGCTTCCTGAAGCAGATAATTCAGCATGCCAATAGCACCATTGGCTTCATGAAACATCTGGATATATTTATCCCTCTGCTCTTCTGCCTGAGCTTTAAGCCGCTCTAAGCTCTGCTTATCCAACATTAGGTGGTGGTCGCTTCGCTTGTATACAGGATAACGTAGTAGTCTGTTCCTGCAACACGGCACTTCAATGTGCCACCAACTGTTGCTGGGGCGGTGTTACCTGTTTGGAACACATGCCCTGTACCCGCAGTTACACCCGCAAGGTTGAACAAACGCACGTTGTCATCAATTGTTGCGACATCATCACCCTGTGTTGAAATGTGGATGAATGATGTCAACGTACCTGTGTCGGCACCTGTTGGAGCATTCAGTTCAATCTCAAGTGGGGCATAAGTGCCTGCATCAGTGCCAGCAGATAAGGTCATCTCTGCAACAAAAGCTGAGCCCAAGCCGGTTGTCTTGCCTGAGGCTCCATATACAGTGATTGCTTTCATTGCGTTTGAGTAAGAACCCAAAGCGGCATCAGCATTCAATTGAAAGCGAGCACGACCTGCCAATCCGCCAGCGCCTGTCATGGTGTTTTCCATGACAATCGGTTCGACGTTCCCAGTACCTGTGTCGGAGCTTGAATAAGTTAAATCAATCGCACCATCAGATGCAATATCTAGGGAAGTGGTGAAAGTTCCGGTTGCCGCATTTTTGTCAACAACCTCGAATCCGCCTTCGGACCGAACTGGTCCTGTGAAAGTTGTGTTAGCCATGTCAATCTCCTGTCGTGGCAAGTGTCAGCATAATGCTGTCAGGATAAAAAAGGGGCCCGAAGGCCCCTCTATTCTTAGGATGCTCCGGGTGAACCGAAGATTCCAAGTGGGTCAGAAACACCGAATGAGTAACGCTCACGCGCCTTGTAGCGCACGTTACCTGTGTCGAAGTCACCGTCCATAGATGTCTGCATTGGAGTCCGCACGAAGTGCTTCATTCCATTTGGTACATCTGTTGTGATGAAGAATGCATCACTGTCTGTCAAGTAATGGTTGACACGATATCCCTCTGGGATAGAGCCGTTTGAGCGGATCGCGTTGATATCGTTGTCCGCTGTACCAACACGCAGATCTGTCTCGAGCAAACGAGTTGCAACGAACATCAATGCAGGTGGAACAATCAGCTTACGTGGACGTGCCGCGATCAAAAGACCACGCTCGTCTGTAAAAGCCGCGATATCAATGACTGCTTGCTCAAGAGATGTCTCGTTGAGATCCGCATCTGTGGCCAAACGGTTACGGTTGTTCGTTCCACCAACAGTGGCGTGTGTGGTGCTGAACAGAGTCGTACCATCGCCAGAGTTGAATGTTGTGAAACCGTTGTTCAGCAATGCCGCCGCTTTTGTTTGCTTGGTGTACGCCATTGCACGTGCAAGTGCCTTGGTGTAACGAGCAGACAATGCGTCATACAGGTTATCTTCCATCGCTTCTTCAGTGACAGAGAAACCCATTGCTACCGTTTCGTGGTTGTAGCGAGCAGTGAAGGCTTCTTGTGCAGTATCGTACTGGATAGCCGCGCCTTCGTTCTTCACAGGAGCCGCGCCAAAGCCTGACAGCTTGACCTCTTCCTCGAATGAACGCTCTGAGTTTTCAGTTTCGTAAATCTCTGCATGCTCGTTTTCGTACTTGTCGTACTCCAAACCGAACAATGCATTGAGACCCGGTAACAGCTCTTTAAGGAGCTGGGAACGTGAAATCGCCATGATCTAGCTCCTTACGCTAAGCCAAGTGGGTTATGGTATGAATGAACGCCCACGTTGAGCTTCACAAGAAACTCTGGGTAGTCATCCGCTTCTGTGCCGGGAACAACTTCAACGATGCGTACTGCAAGAGTTGAAGTAGCCGCCAAGCTTCCGCCGTTGGCTCCAACCGCCAATGCAACACCAGACTTATTAGTCGATGTTGAACCAGATGTGTTGAAGTCGAGGGCCGCGTTCATGCCAACTGCACCAGCAAAACCAGAACCATCTGTTCCGCTGTTGAATGTACCGAGGGCCGCCGTGCCTTTTACTTGGAAGATCAAGTCTGGATCGTCAGCTACACGAACGAATACTTCGGTCGCGCCACCTGTAACCAAACCTGCTGGCAAGAAGTTGCTGAATTGTGTAACACCATTTGCATCGATGTAACGTGCGCCAACGCATACGCCCATAATTCCGGCAGTTGCGTCTGATGCTCCACTTACGTCGAATGCGACAGGTGATGAGCCTACTGCGCTCGGGAGTCCTGCTGTTGAAAGAACAACCAAATCGCCATTAAAAATAGCGGCAGAGTTGTTCGCCTTGACAGGGTACTCACGAAACGCACCATTGTAATAGCCGAAACCAAGCTTTTGCTTGGCTACAAGGCCATAAGGGGTGCTTACTGAAGACATTTCATTCTCCTAAATATGTCTATGCGGCACCCCGAATAATCAGGAGTTGCCGCCACCAAAAGATACCTTTGTAGAACGCTCTGGTCTCAACATGGGCATGCGTGGGTCATTCTCACGCAAATAGTTATTGTCCACTGATTCCATCTGACGTTCGTTGATTTCTTGGAGGTACTCTTTGCGAGCTTCGATGTTCTCTTTGCTGTTTTTGCACAGCAGGAGTCCTCCAACTTCTACATTGCCCTCGAAGCGAGAATCAATGTCAGACATCACTTGTAGCTCTGGATGATCTTCGGCCTTTACAGGCTCCCAACCTTCTCTAAACTTTGCAGAGACGTTTGTGTTGTCTGCTTGCCCCAACATCGATGTGCGAATCCAGCGGAATGAATAATCATCCTGACTTTCTGGAGTCGGTATCCGTGATGCGGGAGCCCATGGTTTTTTGCGCTCAGTTTTTTCGCGGGTCTGAGTTTCCCTCGGTGTACGATCGCTCATACTGCCTTCTCCTTGAGTAATTGCGCCGCATATTGTTCGGGAGATAACCCGAGTCGCTTGGCGAGTGCGACCTGTGTTTGTGTCAAGGTTATTTTGCGCGGTGACTTGGATGATCTACTTGCGGGGGCCACCACGGTTCCCCGATTCTGTTTCGGCTCATCAAACTCATTCGGGAATGTGCCCCGAATCTCTTGATCAATGCGCTCGTAATATTCTGATGAACGTGGGTCAATGCCGTCAGACACAAGCTCGTCATGGACTCCCATGGCAAAGCTTGTCATCTTCTTGTTCTTGCCAAACCATGGATTCCGCTGTGCCCATTCAACCGCTTCATCATCCGGCTTGAATGACTGCTGTTGTGGCTGTGGCTGGAAGTCCGGCGCAGGTTGCGCTGGCTTGGCTGGCTTTGGTCTGTAACGGTCGTACTGAAGTTTCTGTGCAGACAGCTCGGAAATCTTGGACTGCGCTTCTACGATGGCGTCGGAATCTCCGGTTTCGTAGGCCTGCTTGTAGGCGGCTTTTGCTCTGTCCAGTTCGGCCTGTACGCGGGTCTTCGCCTGACCAACGAGTGCCTCCTCACCTTTTGACAGCTTATTTTTAAGTGCTTCATTCTCTTGATAGAGTTTCTTTGCCGCCTGAATTGCTTCTTCACGAATCCGCTCGGCTTCTTCTTTCGCTCGGCGTTCTTCGTGGTACTCAAACCGTAACTTTTTAATTCGGTCTTGAACTTTGCCTGAGTAATCAGCCAGTTCTTCGTCATCTGGGACCTGTGGTTCATGGCCCTCTGGACGGCGTGGACGACCACGATCCCCTTCAGGAGTGTCGTCTACAATTTCAACCTCAAACTGATCGTCAGTTTGAACTTCTACTTCTTGTGTGTTTTCTTCGCTCATGCTCTCTCGATACCTCTTGGATCCTCAACAACAGCCTCGACCGAATCATCATTGATGAGCCGGAACTCTTGGCCTTGGACTTTAAACCGGGTTCCTGTATAGGACCGGAAAATGACCCAGTCACCTTCTTTGCAGTAGGGACCAGTCGGGAACTTGTCGGTATCGTAGTACGCGTCTTCACCCATTTCGATCACGTAACCGAAAATAGAAGCCGTTGATTCTTTGGCGCGATAATCATTCGCGATGATAATGCCACCTTCAGTGGTTTCTTCAATCTCTGGGCATGCGACAAGGATCTTATATCCTTGCGGGACTGGAAGGGTTTGCTCCAGTTCTTCAGTCATTTCAAACTGCTTAACTTGCATTATTTCCTCGCTTACGGTTCAGGTCCGCAGTACCTTGCGTCTCAAAGACGAATCTTTTACTGCTTACAGTATACCATGGGTTGACAGCCTATTCGGCGCCTTCAACCTTTTCTTTTAGATCAAGAATTTCACGCTCGACTACAGCAAGCGCTTCAATCTGTCCGCACAACTTCTGGTACTGTTCAAATGACTGACATCCACCGCCGGCCATATGGTCAGCCACGGCATTCATGTGATCACGAACTTTTGATGTAAGGTAATCTAACTCATTCATTTACGTCTCCTTTGTCTGCAATAGACTCTGCGATCTGGACGCCTAGCTTGACGCCTTCGATCTGTTCTTCTCTGTCGAGTTTGTCTTTTTCGGTCGCAATCTTGACACCCAACCGGGCACCTTCTTGACGCTCTTGTGAGGCCAAACGGTCACGCTCGAGACCTCGGGTCTCTTCTTTGTTGATGAGGTCTGTCTGTAGCTTGGCCACATCCATATCTCGCTTGTGCTTGAACTCCGCCTCTTTGAGAGCCAGCTCTCGTTGCTGAATCTGAGTGAGTGGATCTTGTTGTTGTTGCTGTGCTTTCTTCTGAGCCATCTCCGCTTGATTCGCCTGTAGCACTTTTTGAGTGGCTTCAGAGATAAGTGGAGCAAGCTCACGCTCCACATCTTCAGGGAGAAGAGCTTCCTCTGCGGGAAGAGGAACACCCAATTGCTTCTCAACCTCTTTTCTGTACTGGAACGCAACGTGCTCTGTGACATGCTCGATCATTGCCCCCTCGATTGCCTTGGCAAACGGTGACTGGCCAACCAGCTCACGAACCTTTGGATCCTTCATCATGGCCATGTGCGTGGCAATGTGCGCCTCATGGTCTTGATATGCAAATGCTTTGACTGGTTCTTGCTTCAGCATCATCATATTCTCAGTCACAGGGTCATGTGGCTGAATGTCTTCAGGCAACTTGACGATCTCTTCTGCGTTTGGAATCGACAGCGTTTCAAGCATTTGCCTGTGAAGCATGCCTAAGTTGTACAACTGCGGTGCCTGCTGTGCCAATTGCAATGCGGCCTGATACGCAATGATCCGCTGGGACGTTGTTGCCGCATTCGGATCAGAAACGGGAATAACATCCACGCGCTTGTCGAAATCATCAACCCGTGAGAACTCACCTTCGAGGTCGTACTCGTATTGCGCTGACATGTGATCATGGATGATCTCAGACAGGATACGAAGTTCTTTCTTAAACGAATTATGAATTCGGGCTTGGACCCCAGACATCACCTTTAGTGAGCGCTCTAACAGCGCAAGTGTTGTCCCGACTGGTGCGTTTTGATTGGCCGAAGAAATATCGACATCCGCCACCGAACCAATGCGGCGACCCTCTTCAACCATATTTCCAAGCAACTGATAAAGAACACCGGACGGCTCCTTGTAAGGAAGCGGGAAAATGTTGTCCTTGATCGCGCCTCCGGGAATGTCTACATCCCGGAACTCGCCCGGCATCAGTGGCGAATCGTCTCCTTTGATTCGGAGCCCACGGGCCTTGAGGCCTGCTGGCAAGTTGGATAGTGTGCCTGCATCCACAAGCTGGCGCAAGATAGAGGTCGCAGATTTAGCCAAACCACCAATAAGATGGATAAGGCCAGTGCCGTAGAAACCAAGGCCGGGTAGATAACGATAATGTACAAAATGCTGTCGCTTCTGTTTCTTGGGATCATCTTCATACCAATTCCGGCGGATTGAAAGAACAGTTCGGGATGACTTGTCTATCGTAATAACATAAGGACGGGCAATCCCATCAGCATCTCCAAACGGTTCTGGAAGATCGTAATCAACATGCATCTCGAGAATGGTGTGTCGATCATCGTCCTCAACTCCATAAGGAGTTTCACCTTCAAGCTCATCATACTTCTCCTCAATGTCGGAGTATTCTGGCGCAGGATCTGGGAGATCTACGTCACTGTAGAACCCGTTGACCATCATCTTATGGATTTCGTTCGGGCTCTTCTTCATCACATGGGTGTAGCGCTCGGCCGTGACCAAGTCCGCCGCACCATATGAAACGACAAAATCTTCTGCTGGAACGAACATGGCAACCGCCCGCTCCAGTATGGGATCATAATACACCTTCTTGAACGCAGATCCGGCCAAAGGAAGTTTGAACAGCATCTGCTCGAACTCGTCTCGGTACTCGGTCATCTTCTCGGTGAGCTGGTAATTCATCTCGTGCTCAACGCGAGACGCCTGCTTGACCTTCATTTCGTCCACGTTACCAACAACTTTGGTACGAACGGGTCCGCCGGCAGGAAATAATTCTGTGATTGCCTGTGCTTGGAAACGCACAACAGCTTCAGTCAGGACGGGGTGAAACACGCCACAGGCGCCGGGCCATGGTTGGTTTCTGTCTTCAACCTTTAACCCAAGAAGATCAAGGCCCTTGATATACGCACGAGACCAATCTTTGCGTGACTCTTTGTCACCATAGAACTGCTCAACCAGCTCTGATCCAATCTCTTGGAGTTCGCCTTCTTCGAGGAATTCTGCGAAGTTCGCATCATGGTTCGGGCCCATCATGTCTTCTTGCATCTCGGGATCGAGCACGATAGTCATCGATCCGTCTTCTTCCTCAACGGTGACCGCGTCTGGGTTAATCACCTCAAGTTCAATTTCGGGATCCGTGAGCGTTTCAATCTCAACAATATCCGTGGCTTCCATGGGCTTTTCAATTGCCATCAGTAATATTCAACCTTTTGCTTGTGAGTTGGCTCATCATCCCAGTCATCCATACTGCTTCGGATCCATCCACCTTGACGGAATCGAAGCAGGGCCTGAGACATTGAGTCCACTAAGTCATCATGGTCCCCACTTGGGAACGCGGCACACTCTTCAATCAATTCATCTGACCAGCGGGTGGGTGGTGCCCATACCACACCGGACGCAAACAAATCTGTAATCGCATTCACTCGGGCAATTTTATCCTGACCTCGGGATGGCGTAAACTCCGTGACCGGAATCCCCATCGACCTTAACTCAAAAACCAGTGGCGCACCAGATGCCTTGGCTTCCACGATCATTTGGTCAGGCTCCCACTCCCAATAATGCTGATGTGCAATTTTCTTCAGCTCAGGGAATTCGTATTTGCCCTTGAATGAATCCAATAATATCAGATTTGGAACATCCTTACCGTCATCATTGGGATGATAAAAGACACCCCACGTGGTGCAAGCTGAGTAGTCCGAGCGCTGTGTTTTTAAGAACGCGGTGTCCCAAGACTGAATGATTGCCTCGCAGGGCGGTGGATCTAGGCTGTCCCACGTGCGCCACCACTCACGCTTAATCAGTGCGCCTTCTTCGGACGTTGGATCTTGCTGGTACTGGGCTTGCCACTTCGAAACAGGCAATTCAGCCTTCAGTGCTTCGAGTTGGGGGAGCGGCCAGAACTCAGGCCACAGCGGCTCACCGGATGGCATGATTGCCGGGAATTCAATGACTTCCCATTCGTCGGAACCTTCGCGCTCGGCGGATTTCTTGATGATTTGCCCAGTGAGATCTCGAACGGACCAGCGTGTCATCACGATAATAATTGACCCACCGGGCTGTAAACGCTGTCGTGGTCCAGATGTGTACCACTCGTAGACCTTGTCATACACTTCAGGGTTGTACGCGCCCATGGCGGCGTCTTGTTCGGAGTGGGGGTCATCGATAATTAACACATCAGCTCCCTTACCGGTCACTGCACCGCCCACACCAATCGCAAAATAGTCTCCGCCTGCGGAGGTTGCCCACCGACCGGCGGCCTTTGAGTCTGCTGACAGGGATAAATCGCTGAACACGTTCTTGTAATCGGGGTTATCGACCAAGTTGCGGACTTTACGACCGAAATTTACCGCCAATTCTGCGGTGTGTGCGGTCTGAATCACCTTTTTTTCGGGATATTGCCCAAGAAACCAAGCGGGGAACAAGTATGAAGCGAATTCTGACTTGGTGTGTCGGGGTGGCATATTGATAATCAGGCGCTTGAGCTCACCTTTTGCCACACGTTCGAACGCATCGGCCATGATTTGGTGGTGCCGGCCCGCAATAAACGCAGGCCAGACCTGTTTGACAAACTCAATGAAGTCCGTCTGGGCTAATTCTTTGTTTTTGACTGTCTGGAGTTCATCGAACAGCTTGAGAAGCTCACGCTGTTCATCGGGCGACATGCTCTTAATCTGGTTCGCGTAACTCGACAGGTCGATGCTTGCTTTCTCCACGCTTCAAAGCCCTTTTTCGGTCCTTGAACTGCTTGGACTTATTGAAAATCCATGCAGTTTTGGCAACTGGATTAACACTGAGACGATTGAATAACCGCATGCTTGCCCATCTCCAACATAAACACCATGTCAGATGATTTGCCTACAGATGAACACAATGTAAATTCATCATTGCCTGTGAATCCAACGATCACAATGCTTTCGAAGTTGAACTCGTCAGCGACACTTCTGATCATTTCGTTCGCGTCAAGATCAAGCGATGTGTCACCGGGGAAGTTGATGATGTTACTCATCGTAGTACCCGTACATGTCTTGGATGATTTCATCCGCCGCGCTGTACAGCTCAGAACGAGCCTCTTCGCGGTCCTTGGTCTTATCGACCTTGGGCACTTCAAACACAGTCTTGATGAAGTTAGTCATTGACTCAACGACCGCATCGGGATCTGAAACAGGGAGATTGATGGTCTGCTCGAACGAACAGGTTCCGTTTTCGTAATGAATGCTGAAATACATGTTGTCTCCTTGGCGTCTCCGGTAAAAGAAGGGGGTCCAATCGGACCCCTAAGAGCAACTGGGAGACGAGATTGTTGCTTGTGTTTATTCTACCACTTCGTTTTCTTTGCCGTGGTCAATAATCATCTTGTATGCGTCATGCAGTTTCATGTTTGAGATCCCGCAGGCAATGACCACATTGATGCCTATTTCCATGATCATCTCCTTCTCTTCGGGATCGAGATCGAGCTCAACGTTCGCAGATCCGTCTTCCAGTTCTTCAAAGGTCGATAACTTCATTGCTCTGGCTCCCAGTTATTTTGCCGTTCCACTTCAATCAAAACCTCATGGAACAACTCATCACTCAGCTCTTCTTGTTCGGGCACACTTGTGATCAAAAAGAAGGCAAACAACGCGACAATAAAAATCATTTTTGCTCTCCCGACAGTAGTCTAGACTCCTTGTAGTCTAAACTTAAATAATAAAAAAGTAGTCTAGTGCACAGTAGTCTAGACTCTTTAGTAGTCTAGACTCCGTTTTTTTTAGAGAAAATATCATTTTTTTCTTGCCTGTGCAATACAACTTGTGACAAATCGACACTTCACTCAGGCAAACAAATTTCGGGCGAGGGTGTTACTAATCGTAACGAAATATATCCCACGGGGGCGTATGGGACCCAGAAGGGGAGGGGAGGGGGCCTCTCAGAGCCACACACGAGCTCTCTGTGCCACGAAAACGAAAGGGGGTACCCCTTACTACCACCACAGGCAAACAAGGGGAGGGAGGGCTGTCATTTAGCTGTGAATGTTTGTGCAGAACAATATGTATGTATGTATGTCCGCGTGTTTGTGTGTGCCGGGGGTCCGGGTGGGGTGGGGTCTGGATGACGGCCAGATCAAAAGGCGGTGGGTCTGTTTTGCCTGAAGATAAAGGCCAGATCACTATGGCAAATGACCTGACCTTTCCAACCGATTTAACATAATCATGATTATGCGTCAGCCCGAAAGCCTTTGAAGACGGGCGATGAGCTCCTGTTCTATCTCGGCCGCACTCCTCTCCTTGGTCTCCTGTTCCAGCTTATCGGTGAACATGGCAATGGATTTGCCTAGGAGTTCGAGAGCTCTGATCCGGGCGCTGTCACTCTCTGCGTTGGCGCTCTCTTCGTACAGCCGCTCAAGAACCAGCCTCCTCAAGCGAGCCTGATCATGCAGTGTTTTCTCTTCTGTGGCCTTCTGTATCGCACTGACCCTCGCTGTGACCTGTGGGTGATCCATGAGTCTGCTTGCCTCGTTCCATATGCTGGCGTCTTTCATGTTCTCAGCATCGTACGCATTCCTGTACGCCTCACTGAGTGTCTTGCCTGATGCCACTCCCTGAGCGAAAGCCTCTTGTTTAGCGGTCAGTCCTCCCTTGATTGATTGTCCTGCCACTACCTGTAATCGTGTCTCTGTCATTTGGAGATCCTCGTCTGATCTATTTCGGGCGCCAGAAAATCCCTTGCGCTCCAGTCACTTACCATTTTACCGAAAAAAAGTTGAATTATTTTGTCTCCAACTGTTGACAGGTGTCTCCGCAAGTCTCAGAATCCTAGATGTGGGTTGGGTGTTGTCTTTGGCGATGTTTCAACAACCAGCCCTCGCTCAGGCGGCCCCTGAGCCCCGCATCGGCGGAGTGGTTTTTAACAATTTGCTTCTCAGGTTATCTGGTCTGCACGCTGACGGTGTTTCTGGATTCTGGATGGTTTCAGCGCCTTCGGGGTTCCGCTGTCACAGTAAGGTCTCCCTCAAACATTCGCACCGTGCACCAGCCGGATAACCCTCCTTCGTGTTAGCAGGCAGTGGCGAGCCTGCTCTGATGAGAACGCCAACGAAACACGAGGAACTACCTATGAACTTATACAAAGACGTTTGCAAAGACCTTGGTCTTCAATCTGAGATCAATTGGGTTTGGGACGATGGCGGACGATCCAAGGTTGGGTACAAATTTCGGGGCAAGCGCACAGAGGACTGTGTGGTTCGCTCCATCGTGATCGCGCTGGACCTGCCATACGAACAGGTCTTCCGCGAGCTGATGTACTTGGGCATGGAATACGGCGCCTATCCCAATTGGCCATGCGTTTTTGAGCGGTACCTGAAGGATCAGGGCTGGATCAAAAACAAGTGTCCACGTGATGGTCTTGGCAAACTGATTAAGTTGCGCGACTGGCACACTGCACCCAGCCGCGCTGTGGTCACCAACTCAGGTCACCTCACCGCGATTGTGAATGGCGAGTGTCGAGACCTCTGGGACTGCACATACCGCCCAGTCAATTCGTACTGGACCAAGGCATAGTCGAAACGCCCTACGGGGCGTCTGGCAGATCCGGCCTCCTGCCACTGATGAGACAGGCCAAACACATAAGGGGAATACACATGGATACTTCAAAGCTATACAACGTCTATGCTCAAGAGCGCGGAAGCACTAAGTGGAACCAAGCACCAAAGGTGCTGATGGTGTCCACGTACAACAAACAATGCGCGATGAATTGGCAGGGTTCGATGACCGCTCACAATTTACTTTGCGAGTTCGTTATCGAAGAGATCGAAATGCCAAAGCAGGAGTTGTATCCAGCATAGTCGAAACCGGCTCCGGCCGGTCTGTGGGATGAGCCCTACCCACACTGATGAGACAGGGCAAACAACTGGGAGAACACCATGAAATCAAATGTTATTGAGCAGATCACAGATCGCGTGATCGAAATGATGGAGACACACGGCGCCAACTGGACCCAGCCATGGGTTGCGGCGACAGTGGAGCACGGCGCTCCTCGCTCTGCGGTTGGGCGTCCATACTCTGGAGTCAATCGCTGGATGCTTCAGCTTGCCATGATGGACAACGGCTGGGGCCAACCAGTCTTCGCCACGTTCAAGCAGTGGAAGTCGATGGGCGCTCAAGTGACCAAGGGATCCAAGGGCACACACGTGGTCTGGTTCTCTAAGGTGACCAAAGAAGACGAGACAGGTGAGACTGTTTCGTTCCCTATCCTGAAGTCGTTCGTGGTCTTCAACATTGACCAAGTGCAGGGAGCTGATGGTTTACGTATTGAGCCGGACACTATCCCGGATGACAATGACTGGGAGGAGCACGTGACCGCTGAAGCCGTTTTATCTGGTTCGGGCGCGGTCATCCGCAACGTGGCCAGCGATCGTGCATTCTACGCTCCAAGTGTGGACGCCATCACCCTGCCCAAGCCTGAACAGTTCGCGGATCCTGCCGGCTACTACGGCACCGCACTCCACGAGCTGGTCCACTGGACCGGTCACGAGTCACGACTCAATCGTGAGTTTGGCAAGCGCTTCGGCGATGAGGCGTATGCCTTCGAGGAGCTGGTTGCTGAGATGGGTGCGGCGATTCTCTGTGGTGTGACTGGTGTCACCAATGAGCCACGGGACGATCACGCCAAATACCTGAACAACTGGCTGAACGTATTGAAGAAAGACAAGCGGGCATTGATCACAGCATGCTCGCACGCAGAGAAGGCGGCGCGGTTCGCTCTGGACACCGCCGACATGTCATCACTAGTGGAGGCCGCGTAAGCGGCCCAAGGGGGAACCATGATACCTAAAGTCACGATGGGCTCGATGCCCGACAATTACACTCGCGTCATGTACTGCAAGTTTGACGATGGCGAGATCATGTATTTCAAGCCATTTAGTTTCTGCCTGCTCCATGACGAGCTGGTTGAAAACGTGCAGGATTTTTATTCTGTATACCTGCCGGAGGACGCAATCGAACTGCGTCATTGTTCGTGAGGCGAAACAGGGCTCCGGCCCTGTCGTTGTGGTGTGACAGACCACGGCCTGAAGAGCCATGTCAAAACACGGGAGAATAACTATGGTTGATTTACATGAAGCCGCGATGGACCTCCGGAACGGCTATAACCTGAGCACCGTCTATGAGTTCAAGTCGAGCACACAGAACGACTGCCAACAGCCACTGCGAATCATGTTTTCACTGGACGATGAATGTCCTCAGATTGATTTGCCTGATGGTCAATACGCTGTCGCTTTCAAGTCGCCTGACCTGAGTCAAGGTGTAGAGCACGCTGTTATGCGTGATGACTCGCCGCTCTGGTTCTCAGAGCATTTGGCGGGCGTCTACGGCAAGTACATGGATCCATTGGAGATGGCCTATTGTGTGGCAGACCTGATGGACAAGTGTGGTTACTGGGGACGGTTCATTGAACAGATTGAGCCGGTGTCTATGGGCAAGACTCAATTCTTACTGGTCCACATGGGATCTTAAAAAAATGAAGGCGTCTGAAATATTTCGGGCGCCTCATTCGTTTACTCAGTAAGCAACAGGGAAACACTATGAACACAAACAACATTCAGCACAATCTACGCGCAGGCCAACTGGTCTGGAACATCAACGGCCTCGAGGACCGCGTCTACGAGATCTCCAAAGTCACGCCCAAGCGCATCGTGTGCAAGGACGTGGGCTGGATCGGAGAGTCAGGCGTACGGTTCCATGGCGCCAACTACGCAGTATCAACTTGCACGCCAGAGAATTTGTTTCTGGTTGAACCACACCTGATTCGGGGGAAGTCATGAAAGCATATCTATCACTGATCAAGCACGCACTGAACGATCACGGTTTCACGATTGACGTGGTCTCCATGGAGGGGCTCGAGGTTGAGAACTCTTCGAGCTACAAGGAAGTCAAGGACATGATCGAAGCACTGGATGATTTGCCTGTGCTGAGATTCTACGGGGACGACAGAGTGTACCGTGGTTCGGCGCACATCAATCTGTTCGTCAATGATGACGAGACAGTCATGGATCACTCGATGAACTACACCCGTCCTGACGCGAACCCAGCGAACAGCGACAAGTGGATCGAAGACTGGTTCAATGACGTTGTCATGGCGTAAGTCGAAACCCGCTCCGGCGGGTCATTGTGGGATGGCCGCCCACGATCTGATGAGACAGGCCTCAATCAATTGGGAGAATACCTATGAACTTTTACAATCAAATCTGTTTCGCGCTTCTTTCGAACGAGGCAAACGAAGACAAGTCATTCGCTGAAATGCATACCGCCTATGACGATCTGTGGAATGATTTCACGCGGGAGTATCTAAGAACTTACCGCACTGTTCACGCTGATTCAAAAGAGGAGACTGAAGAGACCATGCGTCTGGTTCGCGGGCGAGTTCGCAGGGGTTGGTTTTACCCACGCGCACTGGCGTCTCACAAGTGGATGCATGAGATCGATGACAGCACTGATGTCGGCGCTCCAAAGTATTCGTACTATGACATCAAGCCTTTAAAGCGTCAGTCACTGACCGAGCTTTTCGACTGGATGTTCCAGCGCCTTGATCAAGAGTTTAAGGACGGCATCTATTTCTACTCATGGTCACGTGACTGTGACCAGTGCGAGAGTGATGACATTCACCGCTTTACCCACTGGGTTCAGGCGGCCGAATGGATTCAATCATTCTACGATGGGCTCGAGGGTCCGGGTTATGTTCAGCCAACAACGTTCAAGCACTACATCGCGTTCGAGCGAGAAGTGCGTGATCGCCGTGCAGAGCAGTACAACTACTAGGGAGAAATGAAATGAGTGACAAAATTCAAATCACAGTGAAGGCTGAATTATACATCGAAGATGGTGAGACGCTTGTGGATCAACTTCTTCTGGGCAAACTCCATGACAGCAGGTCTTGTAATGTGGAGCTCATGGACATGGACATGCTTTCGGAAGAAGACAAGCGCGCAATTCAAAGAAAGATCGACGCTTTCGACTCAGTCATCAGTGATTTCACGGTTAGATAAAGGAGCTAGTTATGTATACCAAGTTCCAAGACAGATTACTTCGGGCGGTTGAAAATCTCGCGCCCGAAGCTGGGTACACGTTGGAAGCAGAGCCGTACGAGACCGCCATTGGCGCGGTCTGGTTGCGGATCAAACTTATAGGGGAGATCGATCAGGCGTTCATGACGTTTGGTCCACGAGGCGGTTTGGTTTACTCCTCTGGTTTCTTTTCAGCGTTTCACACACCAACCAAGAAAACCGCACGGCATCAGGCGAGATACCTCGTCAGGCAATTAAGGCTGGACGCCGCGCTTCGCGCTGGCAGAAGGGGGACGGTAAAATGAAGATCAAAGACGTTTCATGTTTTCAGGTTGAGGACAACAAGGTATATTTCGTGCGGCAGTATGACCGCACAGAGAACGGGATCACCATCACCTTTTGCGAAAGCAAAGAGTTGTGGTGTGAGGCATGTGACAGAGAGCACGCAAAGAAAATTTGCGAGGCACTCATTCAATCAGGGGAGAAACCAAATGACGGTTAACGAAGCAGTTCATCGGTTGGTGCAGAACGCACTGACCGACATGGAGTACATGGAGTTTCAGGCAAAAGCGACAAGCAATCCGCAAACCGTGGAGGCGCTTGCAGAAGACATCGGCCGCCTTCGGGAGGCCATCGAGGTTGTCGAGACGGCAGGACTGAATAAGGTTCAACAATCATCCGCCGCCGCGTCATTCCTCGAGCACGTCCGGGAGAGATTGTGATGACAGATCCAATGGTTGCAGGGTTCATGTTTATTCTTTTCATGGTTGGATTCATTTTAGTTCTTCTTGTGGGCGTCCTGCTGTCTGAGGGTTTGCGCCCTTGGTCAGGGGATGAGATCGACAAGAGTTACTCAACGAGACAGGCCCACTCGGTCTGGGGAGATAAAGACTAATGGAATACACAACGATGGCATCGGCTGTCCTGATGGGCACCATCTTACTGGTAGGATTCGCGCTTTACGTCCTGTTTGCGGACGATGAAGACAAGTGGAAATTTTAGGGGAGGCGGCAAAATCCCAAGGCCGCTGGTCACGGTCTAACCGCGAGTGATGTCTCACTGCTTGGGCCCCTTAGAATAGATCCTGAACAAGTGAGGGTAAGTTGGGCCGCCTGCTGGCTTTATAGGGCGCCAGTCATAGGCCAATGAATTACTCGAACGACTGCCTCGCCTTCGGGCGGGGCTTTTTTTTTGCCTATCACACGATGATATAATGCAGTTGGGGGTATTTTTATGAAAGGTGACGGCCAGTTGTACGCAACCGATCCTGTCGATGGTTATCCTGACCTTGTCTCGCTGATTAAGATCCAAACAGGGATGGCGGACATGATGGAGACTGCGACTGAGATCAAGCGTCTTGCTGATTCGGGCGTGTTGTATCGGATGCCCAGTCATACGTGGCTGATCCATCTGAAGAACGAGCTCGAGCTCAATCAGATCATTAAGAACGGTGAGGTGAACCTGTCACTGGATCGTGATGGTGACTGGGTGATTGGCGCCTAACCCCACTCCGCATAAAAATCGTGTAAACATTCCACTCCAATCTTGACCAACCAAGGGTCATATCTTCGGGCCACGTCGAGCCCTAAATCCATCATCTCTCGATCCACTTCAATCGAACATGCTTTTAATTTCTTTCGGGCTCTTGATAATTTCTTGATGGCAAACGCTTCGCGCTGTGTCCCTGATGAGGGGATGGATGAGTGCGACTTAACCTCCATGGTCTGAGGAGGAATGCCAAACGCGTGAGTCATGTGCAGATCATGACAGAACTGCTCCAGTGTGGAGTGTTCATTCAAATCAATGACTCCCCGCAACAACATGCGGTCAATTTCCCACATGTCGTCACGGCGTCTAGGCTCAGAAGTCGGCACTGATTGGCTCGAAGTCTTTCGGTGGTTCGATGTAGTGGTACAAAGGCACAGGCCGGTACTGTGAAGATATTCGATCAAACATTAGTTCGGCTTCGCCAATCTGACCGATCCAAGAGAACCGACACTTCCACACGTGCACCTGTGTTCTGTCGGACATAGAGTCAGTCCGATGAATGGTAATTCCGCAGTCTGTTTTCGCAAACCACGCCGCAGATCCCGAGATGTCGTTACCTTTTGGTATTGGCAACCGGCCGTTCTCTCCACGAGGCATCTTGGTTGGGTGTGCCACAAACCAGATGTGAATGTCGTGGGCTTGTGCGAACACACGCAGTCGGGTCAGCATCTCACTGATCCAGTCAGTCTCACTGGTATCTTTCGGGCGGGCAATGTAGTTGTAAGGGTCAATGACCGCGCCCGAAATACCATGTCGCATGACCGCTACCTTAAGCCGTGTGATGATGTCATCCAAGGATGTCATGGACCCGTCCGCCTGATACAGGAACGTAAAGTGGTCATTGATGAACGACAGTGCGGAGTCGCGCTCGTCTGGGGACACGCGCTCGTTTTGCCCGTCAAAGAATGGCTTGCCGATATACTTCGAAATCAACTTTGCGATATGCAGTCTGGGCTCGTTCTCGAACGAACAGATGGCAAACTTTAAGTCCTCCTTGTCCGCGAGATTCATCATGACCTGATCGATGAACTCTGATTTGCCTGAGCTTGGCATGCCGGTGACCACTGTGAGCTGTCCGCCAACCACGGTGTAGATGTCATCAACCTCTTCGTATCCAGTGGAATAACCCTTACCAAAGCCGTGCTGATAGATGTCCATCACCTGTTCGGTGAAGTGTTTGGCGTCATAGATCCCAGAGACAGGCCATGGTGATGGGTTGGTGACCAACTCCAGTAATACTTCGGGCCCCTCCCCAATCAGAATTTCATTGCAGTCTTTGTACCCATCCGGGTAATCGATTCGCCAGCAACGGTCCTTACCAATCCGGCGAGCCAGTTCTTCGGCCATGGCTTTGCCGTTCTTGTCGTTGTCTGTGGCGATGACAATCTTGTCTGCTTTCAGGATTTTATCTCGGGCTTCCCACAGAAACGAGAAGGTCACGTCCTCGTCCGGGTCTGGCGTGTGGTCTTTGACCTTGGCAACCGCACCGTTGGGCACACTCAGAGCTGTGTCAATCCCGATCTCTTTGAGGCTTAACGCATCCATCTCACCTTCCACGATGTAGACCGTGTCACCCTCTTTGATGGAGTCGATGTTGTAGAAACTTCGCAGTGGAGCGGTGCAAGAGAAACCCTTACCGTTCACCGATCTGATCTTGGCGCCGGCCTCTTGACCGTCAATGGTGTACGGGAATGCAACACAGGGCACATGAGCGCCCTCAGAATTGATCCAATACGAACAGGAATACAGACCCAGCGACTCAGCAGTTTCTTTCGACAGGCCGCGTTTCTGTAGCCACTCGAGAGATTGTTTGGTTAAGTCTTCTTTATTTACGGTTCTGGGCTTCACTGCTTGCACTGTACGTTCCTCAAAATTGTGGCGGCCAGTCAGTCCACAGTGGTGACACTTGTACACCATGCAGTCCGGCTGAACGTTGATTGATAGAGATGGATCACTCTTTTTTTTGCGATGTTGACCGCACCGAGGGCACGGTTTTTTATACTGACCGAGGCTTAAAGACCTTGCGTAAGACGCAATAGTGCCATCGATATTCATGCTGTCTCCCGTTATATCTCTTCGAGTTCGGCAATGATTTTCTTGCCGATCACTTCTGCTCGAATAGAGCCTTGCTCACCTAACACTTCGGCCAAACATTTTCTAATGGTGTGGTGACTCATGTTGGCCATACCGCACACGATTTCAAAGTCATCACTGACCGCCCATCGTGCGACAGGCAGGCGATAGTGTCTCTTTGCGCTATAAGAGTCAATGACCGCTTGGGTCAGGACCGCTCTCCAAAGTTTCAACGAGGATGAGTGATCTTGGATTGTCTCGGTCGAGATGCCAGTAGACATGCTTTTCCTTTACCTGTCTGTCATTTTTGTATATGCACTCCTGCATCTCATCCAGTATCACTGACTCGTCTAGATCAGGTCTGCGCGATGCGTAGTACACATGTATTGTCACGGAAACATCGCACTCAACAGGCTCATCTAGTCTTGGACACTGCGCCTTGAAACTCTTGCAGTAGTCTAACGCCTTTTGAGATTTTATAAAGCGAGGCTTTCCCTTAATGACTACCATTCTACGCGAGTTTGCTTTAGACGCCGGTTCACCTTCTATCATGAATGTGGCAATGTGTCTTTCACTTTTTTTTTCAGACACTCTTGTGCTCCTTTGTTGACGGTAGTAACCTTTGCCCACTGATGAATGGGAGGCCCTGTGATTATAACCAATCTCTACAACTTGCCTGAGCAGATCGAGCGGTTTGCCCGTTCGGATAAATACTCCAGAGGTGATGCGGACATCAGCGTCACAACTCTAATTGATGCCCCTCGTATTAACAAGCTGAGAGAACTGCACGCCAAAGAGTTATCTGTGGACCTCTCTGAAAGGGTGTGGTCTTTGTTTGGTACTGCGGTCCATCACATACTGGAAGAGGCGGGTGAGACGCCTGACACGGTGCATGAGGAGCGTATCTTTACCAAGTTCAACAACTGGACTCTTTCGGGCGCCATCGATGTACAGAGAACGAAGTCTGATGGCACCTTGGCGCTGATGGATTACAAGGTGTGCTCTGTGTGGTCTGTGCTTTCTAATAAACCAGACTGGGAGCGTCAATTGAACTGTTACGCATGGCTGATCCGCCGTGAGAAGCAGATCGAGGTCACGGACCTACAGATCTGTGCGTTCGTGCGTGACTGGAGTCGGAGAAAAGCAAGCTATGACGATAATTATCCTGATTCTCCTATTGCTGTGATCGATGTCCCGGTTTGGGACTACGAGAAGCAAGAGGAATACGTTTTGGAGCGGGTGATCAAGCATCAGTCCGCTCAAACCACGTTTGATTTCGCGGATCCTCTTCCGCTGTGTACAGATGAGGAGCGATGGGCGAAGCCAAGCAAGTGGGCCGTGATGAGAGACGGCCGAAAGACTGCAATCAAGGTCTACGACACAGAAGAAGAAGCAATGCTTCATATAAAAGTCGCGGACAAGCCAGATGGCCTATATGTGGACCACAGAAAAGGTGAATTCATCCGGTGTGCAGGTAATTTCTGCGGGGTCGCAGAGTTTTGTGAGCAATACAAAGGAGACGAAAATGTCTGACGCAGTGAAAATTATCGATCAAGAAATTGATCAAGTGTCACAGATGCTGAAGCATCACGCCTATCAACTACAGGTTTTGAAAAACCTGCGAGAAAAGATGAGCTCTGTTTCGGGGCAACTTATCATGGAAGAGTCCAGCCCGGAAGAGAAACGGTCGTACGAAAAAACTACCAATGATGAAACGCTGAAAATGGCCAAGAGAATCGCTCGATTGATTCGCAAAGAAGGCGGGACTAAGGAAGGTCATCTGAGAGCTATGTGGCGAGACGGTAAACTGACGTACTCAAAAAAGCGCGCATTGCTCACCAAAATGTACCCAAGCCAGATGGGTCGTGAGTTGCACGACAAAATTTTCAAGGGCACTAAGTATGCAAAATAAATCTGTGTGGGACACCCTTTCGGTGATTGATTGTAACGATCACACCGAGACTAAGAACGGGTTGACTTATCTCTCTTGGGCTTGGGCTTGGGGCACGCTGAAGAAGCACTACCCCACAGCTCGGTTCGACAAACTAGATCTGGTCAAGTTTGATGATGGCACGTGCATGGTTTGCGTCCGGGTCTGGATCCCGCCTGAAGGAGATCCGGCAGGCTACATCGAAATGGTGGAGGAGATATTGCCTGTTCTGGATTACAAGAACAAGCCGGTGGCGAGCCCGAACGCGTTCGATATTAACTCAGCCTACCAACGTTGCCTTGTGAAATGCTTGGCGTACATGGGCCTTGGCATGTACATTTATCAGGGGGAAACAGAGAACCCTGACACTAAGAAAACTTACGAGGTCAAAGACTTGGAAGGCGAAACCCAAATTGTCGATGATCTGTCGGCCCTGAAGGACATTTTTTTGACCTTCATGACAGACATCAATGGCAAGACATCGCTTCAGGAACTGCGTCAGTTCTGGGCGATGAACAAAAAACCACTGTCGGATCTGGAGAAACACCGGCCCGAGGATTACAAGGTGGTCTATGACGCATTCATGAAAGTAGCTGGAAAACTGAAGGAGACAGAGAATGGCTCAGTATGATAAACCCCGTGGCGCGTTGTTTGTAAATCAACGCAAAGAAAAAGACACTCACCCTGATCACCGTGGCAATCTTGAGATTGACCGCGACTTGATCAAGGAGTTGGTCAATCAGGTCAACAACGGTGAGCAGTTTGGCAAGATGGAAGTGGTTGGCTGGAACAAGTCCTCGGACCGTGCAGGCAATTACATTTCATTGAGTGCGAGCAAGCCGTATGTGAAGCCTGAAGACCAACCACAGTCTGCACCACAGTCTGCACCACATACTTCCGATGACAAGATACCGTTCTGAGAAGTATCTGTGGACTATACGTGGAAGGCCATGTCTGGTTTGCAAGCACGAAGGGGAGGCGCACCACGTCACCTACGCCCAGCCGAATGGTTTAAGCCTGAAGGTTGGCGACAACTGGTGCGTCCCTTTGTGCCACGCACATCACATGGAATTGCACGCTTTCGGAGACGAACGAACTTGGTGGGATCTTCAGGGGATTGACCCTCTGGAGATCGCCCAACAATTGTACGAGGAGTACGAACAATGAGTGGATTTAAGATGGAAGAAAAGTTTGGTGACAAGACAATCACATATCTTGTTGCCAAGAACGGAACGCATTCAGGTGCAATCAGCGTTCAGATTGATGACGAGGTTGTCATTGATGGTTTGAACTTCACCACTGCGGCCGAGCTAACACACGCTCTTTACAAGGCTCAGATAGCTGTGATGTCTCGGGCAAGCACTTCAGCAGTCATGCAGTCCACTGCGGACTCACCTGATGCTGAGAGCTTCATGAAGAACTCGGTGCAGTATCTTCGCAACATCAGTGCTCCAATTTTGGGGAGATTGTAATGTCGAAAAAAAATAAAAAGTTTATTGTGACGTACTCTGCTGAGTTTATTCGGTCTCGCGCCGTGTCTGCACGCAACGCTGAAGAGGCGTGGATCAAGGCTGAGAAACAAGAGCGCACCCGTCAGGAAACACTGAGCAGATCAGGCTACAGTCTTGGAGATATAGATCTTATAGACTCGAGCGTTGATGCAGAGGTTTCTTCACGATGGTAATAGATGCCGCCCACTTTGAGGCGGTCAAGATTTCTATGAGCCAGAGCAAGGACGGAACTGTTCTACGCCTTGGAATTCACCCTGACGATGTGCCGGACAGTCTGTATTCAGACTGGGTCGGCTCTCGTTACATGGTGGCCATGGTTCGCCTCGATGAGAACGAACAACCGGTTGAAATGAACAACAAGTCTGAGATTGAAAAGCTCAAGTCATCGTGCGGTGCGCTGTGTCGTAATCCGAAGTTCCAGAAATGGGTTCTTTTGGACACCTTAATGGACGTTAATGAGTCCAATACGGTACATGTGTTGAAGGGGCGCCTTGGAATCGAATCAAGGTCTGAGTTTGACAACAACGTGCACGCACGCATGGCTTTTATCGACATGAGAGAGGAGTTTACAGAGTGGCTGAAGGTCAATTCGAACAAATAGCGGGTGAGGAGGTGATGTCTGCGCGACAGATCGCCGACTACCTGAACAAGAGCAGGGCGTACATCTACAAGATACTCAAGCAGGACCAGTCATTTCCTGACGGGTTTTCTTTGACGCCCACTGGCAAACGTTTTTGGAAGAAGAAGGAAGTGGAGACATGGATCAGACAAAAAATGAACGGTACATCACATTGATGGATTACGATGCAGACAGTGAGTTGTATTTCGGCGACACAATCGATCTGAAGATTGATATATGCAACCGAGACTCCTTGTTGGAAACAGCCAAGGAGTTGGTCAATGGTATGCGTGAAGATCAGTACGGAACGCCACGTGAAAACCACGAACGGATTGCCAAGATCTGGTCTGCCATGACTGGCCACGACTACTCTCCTGAAATGGTGATTGCCATGATGGTGGGATTGAAGTTGGCCCGTTTGAGTAATGACATGGTTCAGTTTGATACATGGACTGACATTGCAGGGTATGCCGCTATAGGTTGGGAGGTTGTTTCGGGCGAGGATGAGGATGGTGAAGGCAAAAACACGGCAGATTCTTGAGGAGTGTATTGAGACCGGGGTTGAGTTCGGATATAACCGAGCGCACAAGTACGGAGACACACCAAAGCCTCAACAAATTTTTGAAGAGATTGAGAATGCAATCTGGTTGGAAATTGATGCACGATTCGACTTTGAATTAGAACATATACGTGATTTATTGCACGAGCTTGTCGAGGGCTTTGATCACCTCAAGACTGAACGCAACGAACGCAACGAACGCAATAAATGCAACCAACATCCTGATGCACCACACGGCATGGATCGGAGCGCAAGCCTCAACTTAAATCGCTACGTCTGTGAGTGTGAGTCTTGGGAGCCGGAGGATGACGCATGATATTCACATCAGCATACTTGGCGAGCATTGTCGTTGTTAATTTTGCGTTCTCAATGCTTCCAATGATTGAGTTGCCATTTGATCAAAGTATTCCAATCGGAACATTTTTGGTCGGATTTATTTTTGTACTGCGTGATTACGCACAGAGGGAGATTGGAGTTTGGGTATATTTAGCGATGCTTGCAGGCGTTTTATTGTCGTATGTGATGGCTGATCCATTTGTAGCTGTCGCAAGTGCAGTCGCGTTTGCGCTTTCTGAAATAATTGACGCGCTAGTGTTTACCTACACCAAGAAACCAATGCGAGACCGCGTATTGCTGTCGTCTGCTGTGTCGACTCCAGTAGATTCTGCTGTATTTTTGCTCATGCTTGGATTCTTTAACTGGTTTGGTCTTGTCATCATGATTTGCGTCAAGATGATAGGTGCAGTTATTGTTTGGAAGTTTGTAAAGTGATCCACTATCACGGCACGCCTCTGACACCCAGAGCAGAGTTGTACAAGATGGCAGGGAAGCATTTTTGCGTGTCTTTCGCTCATCCGCATGACTCGGAAGTGTGTATGCAGATTGGTCAAAGCATAATGTGGGACAATGGTGCGTTTACGACATTCACTCAGGGCAAAGAGTTCAACCTAGATAAATTCTATGAGTGGGTTGAGCCGCGATTAGGGCATCCACATTGGGCAGTCATTCCAGATGTCATTGATGGCACGTTAGAGCAACAAAAAGAGCGATTACAGGACTGGCCTTTTGCGGTTGATTTTGCCGCGCCTGTTTGGCATTTGGGGTTGCCGACTGATTACTTGCTTGAACTAGCGGACAGTTATCCGAAAATTTGTTTCGGATCGTCTGGACAGTATTGGCAAGTCGGGTCGCCTGCGTGGGAAAAAAGATGCGATGAAGCATTTGACGCTTTAGCGACACATCGGGCGCATTTACCTTGGATTCACATGCTCAGGGGGTTGGCGCAGGCAGGCAAGAGATGGCCTTTTGCTTCAGCAGATAGCGTAAACGTAGCTCGGAATTTTAAGAATGGCAATGGTCGGTGTCCTGAGCGGATGGCTAGAGAGATCGATTCAATTCAAACGCCATTGCACTGGGATCTTAGGTCCGAAGATCAATTAGAGTTGTTAAGGGAGGACACATGAGCTTTGACAGCAAACGCATCCATGAACTCGAAAACCGCATTGAAGAACTGACAAAAGCACTTGAAGAGGCAGTGTATCTGCTGAGCCCAACGGATGAAGATATGCAGAAGAAAGCAGGCGTGTATCGGGTTGTGACTGCGTTGGAGAAGCTGAAAGAGAAGAACACGTAATGCAAATGCATTATCCATGTAGTGCATTTTGCACTACAGTTAGTTTAAAAAGTTGGCGATTTGCGTAGTCAAAGTACGCAAACTCAAAAAAAATTAAACCGGAGTAAGACGAGATGACACCGAAAGTGAAGCCGAGAGGAGCGAGATAGAGTGACGTATATTGAACCGCCAAGACCGATTTATGAAACCAAACACGACATTGATAATGAAAATGTGTTGGTTAATTCTTTGGAAGAATTATGGGAGTGCAAGGCGCATAAACTACCAAGGTCGTACCACTTGGATTTTGCGTTATTCAAAAAAAACAAGCTGGTTGCGTTGGTTGAAACAAAGCGGAGGCAAGTGGTTAGGTATAAGTATCCCACAATCATGGTCTCTGCATCCAAAAGACTTGCCGCCCACCAGTACTCCGATCTACTTGGAGTTCCTGCGTTCTTTGTAATCGAATATGACGATGCAGTTTGTTTTATCGACTTCGATGAAGAGCCTGACTTCCACGCCATGGGCGGGAGAGTGGACAGAAACGACCCCGCAGACACAGAGATTGTTTGTCATTACAAAAGTAATCGGCTACACACGCCTAATCAAAATAGCCTGAGGACTTAGCCGCTGTAACCATCTGGCCCGCCAACCTTGTCTTGGTTTGCCTGAGCTCTTTGAGACGCTCTTGCTTGGTCACTGAATCAAGGTTCGGGTCTCTTCTTACAGAGTCAATCGCCTTGTTGATCTCAGACATCTGCTTGGCAACTCGATTAAAGTATGTTCTGAACCCAATCGCCGCACCCTTCTCTTCGAGAAGATCATTCACGTAATCTGTCTGACCAGCAATTGATGCCTCTTTGATAGCGGCATATGTCTGGTCTATGTCGCGCTTCATCTCGTAGAAGTCTGATACAAACCGAGACGCACCTTCCCCGTCCTCACGAACGAATCGATTCAGTCCCAAGATCTGTGCGGTCGATGTCACAAACGGATTGCCGAATGTACCCGCTGGCTTCTCTGGAATGGCACCTGTTGCCGACATCAATGTATCTGTTGATGCAACGAAGTTGGTCGCCATGGTTCCTAAATACCCTTCGACAAGTTGTTGGATTTCGAGCGGGGATAGTCCCACTAATGACCCGCCGTTGCGTGACAGGAACTTGTATATTTCGGGCGTGGTCTCGTACGCACGGAGCTCTGTCGGGAACCTCTGAAGCGCAATGCTTTCAATCGGGGCACCACGGAACGAATCATAGTTTGCCGTGACCTCAAGCACAGGCAATAATCCCTGTGGAACTGGGTTGAACGCGAACGTGCTCAAGAGAATGTGCCCCGTTGCGTTTGCCAGATCCGATCCATCTCGTTGACGGATTGCATCCAGTGTCATGACAGGAATTGTGCCAAAGATTGCGCCAACCTCGAACGCTTTCGGGATACGGATCTTGGTGTCACCGATATAGATAATATCGTTGGCAACCTTTTCAGTGATGGTCTCGTTGTCCCACCGCTCTTCGTCCTGCATTGCCAGAAGACCAAGACCAACAGAGGCGGCAGTAATCAACATGCCTCGTCCTGCGATCTCACGGAACGCTGTTGCTTTTAACTCACCGGGAGTATTTGGATCTTCGATCAATCGAGCCAAGCCTTGGATCCGCGCATTCAAGAACGGAACAGTCGGAACCAAGAAGTTCACGATACCGCTCATGACAGGTGATCCACCTGCACCACGGCGCCCGTAGTTGATCAGGTTCAATCCTTGGAACGCCGCCTCACGCTCGCTCATGCCTTCAGACATCAGCTTACGCATGATCACAATACGCTCCGCCAATTCAGATGCCTCACCGGTCTTCTCGAGCTCTGCAACAACCATTTTGAACCGGTCGCCAATCTGTTGCATGGCTGGGCCGCCGGGTTCTTTGAGCCGGTATGAGCGCTTCATTGTTTCGGCCAGCGACTCAGCGTCAGCGCCGTACAGGTAGCCACCCATTCCAGAAAGCACCTTGAACTGCTCTACGTCCTTGTTGTTTTTGTAGACATCACGCATGGCCTTGACTGTTTCATCAAAGCGATACGGCTCGATACCCGTTTTCACGTACGCATCGATCTTGCCTCGCCATAGGTTGGCTAACTGGAAGCCCGGAGTCAGTGTGACACCAGAACGAAGAATGCCCCCTATCATCTCAAGACCCTTGACCCAAGACTCTTTCTGCTTGGCGTTTAATCCAGACACAGCAGACCACAGTGCAGGATCCGAGATGATGTACTGAACTTTCTCACCGTCTCTGTAGAACGTGATCTTTTCGCCAGCGTCACCCTCTTTTGCTTTACGTCCCCACGACTTCGGTCCACCCATGGCGGTCGCTTGATCCAGTGCATCAGCAGTCTTTTGCATGGCGTAGTTTTTCAACGCGGCCGAAAGAATCAAGCCAGAGTTCATTGAGATGTTCTCGTACATGTCGCCCAACTTGAGCGTGCCACCTTCCAACTCTTTCTCAAACACGTTTGGATCTTTCAGCGACTGGTGAGCACGAGCGGCCATCGCTTTGGAGAGCTCGGCCTGATCCATGGCAGACTCTGCGTACCGATAAAATGGTACGTAGTCCATATCCATGAAGTTGTCACCCTGCTCCTGTGTGATGAGTCCTGCGTCAATACCTAACTTAATCATGCGCTGGTTGAACCGTGTGTAGTTGTTGTGTACATCACGGAAGAACGGATACTTCTGCTCGAACTGAGACACGGTCCGCTGTGCGTCATCCTTGCTCAGGTTCTTGAATCCTTGGCGGCCTTGCTCACGGAGCTTCAGCTCACGTCTGGCAATCGCATACGCGTAGTATTCTTGTTGGTACTGTGTACCGATTGGCTCGAAGATTTCACGAAGACCCATGTTGTCAGGTGCGTCGATCACTTCAACCGTTCCGGAGTCTGGATTGAAACGCATGGCACCCAGTTCAGACAGCGCCCAGAGACGGCCACTCATGTTCTGTGACAGCTCCATGGCACGCCCGACACTGTTTGCGGGATCTGTGATCTCACCGTTGACGTAGTTGTCTAACAGGTAACCCGGCAAAAACTTGTTCACTGCGTTACGTGTGAATGCTTGCCAACGTGTTTCGCCTTCGAGCCGTCCCAAGAAGAACTTGTCGAAGACTTTCATGATTGGATTTTTTTCGGGCGCCTGCTGGACTAGCCGGTTGGTGATCTCCTCAAGACTGAAATCTGATTCAGACGGTCTTGAGAATCGACGTGAGTAACGTTGTGCCTGTTCATCCTGTGCGGCCACTGCCTCATCGTAGTCTTGGAACAGCTCACCATCACCTTCCTGATATTCTTTTGCCTTGGGATCGTAAGCCATGAACACAACATCAGGCTCACCGTTGTTCCATGTCTGGAACACTTGCTTGTCCCAGCCCTCTGGAGCGAACTCATCGTTCCAAGGTGTGCGACTGATAGCGCGGAAGCTATTCTGGCTGTAGATCTCTGGAAGGACTGTGTCAAACGCATCCAACTTACGGCCGCCTAACTCGAACGCAAGGCGGATCATTGGATACGAAACACGGGACAGGCCATTGTCTGGATCATTGAAGACGCTGACAATGTCATTCCCTTTCAGGGCAAACCCTGCATTGCCTTCTGGATTCATAAACAGACGCATGCCTGTATAATCTGCCTCTGGATAGATGTAGACGGCAGGTGCGTATGGAGACTTGGTTGATGCGCTGGCAATTGCCTGAGCAAAGACAGCCGCTGATTCGGGCGACTGCTCGAGCTCAACTACTTCGGGCGTGGATATTCCGCCCGTGGAATACTCTTGTGCAAAATCTGGATCGACACGGTACGAGGCAACTACGTTAGCCTGTCGTACGCTTCCGCCTCTTCGAGTGACATTCCATACTTGTCCATTAGTCCCTGCACGGTTGGCGACACGTCTTGCGGCATTGCCTGCTGTTGTGCTGTCTGGGCGCCGCGAGAACCTTTCTGCACTGGTGTCAGTGCGGCCAGCTCCTTGATCAACTCCGGCATCAGGTGATCCGGCACGTCTGTCAGCGGCGACACCTTTTGGTCTTGTATCGGCGAGTGCTTCTTGGATTCGTTCATCCGAAATCCCCTCTTGTCTTGCCGCTTCAATTGCGGCATCTGCGTAATCGTTATCCGAACCACGGCCCGGAGCCACACCGCCTGATAACCACAGGCGTTTCTCAGGATACCAAAGAAGCGCTTGGAAGTCAGCAGTGTTAATATTTACACCTTCTTGCTGGAGCAACTCACGTGCTCGTGCAGTGGTGTCACGCATGAACTGACGTTCTGCTGGTCCGCGTGGTGCGTCTTCAAGCTGATCGTTTAGACCGCCTACATAGGTGTCAACGAACCGGAAGAAGTTTGGCTTCTCCGGATTAACACCCTGCTCTTCCTTGAACTTACGGAAGTACGAGTTCCAACGTGAACGAATGGCAACCGCCAACTCATCTAAGTTTCTGTTGGACTTCATGTCAGAACGATTTAAACCAGAGCGCTGAATAGCGTCCTCGATAATTGTAGCTTCTAAGCTACCGACAGGATTGCGGATCTGGTCACGCATCTTCTGTCTACGTTCTTTGATCACCTCGGCTGTTGGGCGTGGCTTGAACGGATTACCAACCATCCGGTTCCACATCCGCATCCACCACATATCAGCGGTCAATTCGTTGTAGTTTCCACGGAGGTTTTGATAGAAACCTTGGCCAATCTTTGGTCCGAGAATCAAACTACCACGGACAACAGCGTTTGCACCTTCGCCTGTTGGGATGCTGATCTTGATGTCGTACTTGTCGCGTAGTCCACGAAGAACCTTTTTGAGATCACGGACTTGGTACTGGTTGTCCAAGAACTCACCCAATGGGGTATCAATCTGTCCTGAGTTGTACAAGTTCTGGTACTCATTGTAGAACCTGAACGACTTCTTCATGTCGTTGATCCGCTCACCGCCTACGGTGAAGTCTTCAACCGGGAAGCGGTTGTTCTTCATCCAGTACCGGTACGCAGATAAAGCGTACGGGAAGTTATCAATGACTGCTGTACCGTTGGACGTGACAGCGAGTGCGTAGTCAAACGCTAACTCATTCTCTGGGCTTGCAAAGATAGAGGGCTCAACGAGCTCCACCACGTTCTTGGCTTGACGGAGTTTCTCGTCATACCACCCGATTGCATTGTTGTCGAACTGAAGCGCCATGAGTGCTTCGGTCGCCATCTTGCGGGCCGCCTGCTCCATGGTGTCTTCGTTGTATTCAATCAGACCATCAAGACCTGTCCGCTCGAACATCTCACGGGCAAACACTTCTTTCTTAACGGAGCCTTGCTTACGGTTCAGTGCGTTCTCTGTGCCCGGATAGATCGGAACAATAGTGTCCTGCATGTTCACGTTGTATGGGTTGGCCATGGCGCGGCGGGAGTACATCATGCGAGCTGGTTGGCGGATTGGTTCAAGGCCACGCTCACCAACCAAAGTCTCTGACAGCATAGAAATTCGCGTCTGGGAGTCTCCTGCTTCGAACGCATCCAGATCAGCAATCTGTGTTTGCCTTCCAAGAATTGGCCGCTTTGCTTCCCGAGCCAAGTTCTCAATAGACATGGACTCTCTAGGGTCTTTAAACTCCGCCATGTACGGTACATCGCCGTATTGAATATCTTCTATGGCTTCCACGTAGATTTGGTCAGCGTCCCATACAAGGAATGACTCCTCGCCAAAATCAGACTCTCCGAAGTTCTGGTAGATGACACCGTCGAATCCCATGTCTTCGAGCTCAAGCCAAATGGTATCCGGTTTGACAACATCACTTGGAGATAAACGGTCTGGACTAAGGCGATACTCCTCTCCCGTAAAATCGTCAGTCTCAATCAGGTCTGGGCTGTCTGGGTTTTTGCGATAATACTCACGCTGACTCTCTTCAATTGCTGACAGTCTGCGGTACAACTCTTGTAACGTGGGGTCATTCAGAACGTAGTTACGCAGTCGTGCTTGAGGCATTCCCTGCGTGAATTGGAAACTACCTCTGGACAAGGCGCTTCGCCACAGAGCCCAGTCACCCCAGTTCCCCATGTCAAACGGGACGCGGAGAGGATTTTCCATTTTGATCTTTGCTGTGATCATTCGAGGGAAAAATACCTCGCCGTCTTCGAGCTCTTGCTGAATCTGGAAGCGTGCGATTTCACCTAACCGCTCGATACCTGTTTCGGGCTCTGGCCCAAAATGAATCGCGCCGTCATCAGTCCGGTCAGTTCTGAATGCAGGGAATGTATTCAGTGTGGCGTGATACACATCATTCTTTACGACTGAATTGGCAAGCCACTGATCTACGTTTGCCTGACGTGAGAAACGCTGTGTCCCTTGCGTATCATCAATACCAACAGCCTTGGCTGTGTTGCGCTCACGGCGTCCAATCTCACCAGACTGGATTGCCTCGAAGATCTTCGACGGATCGTCAAAGCCTTCCTTGTTGAGGACTCCGCCCAAGCTTTTGATAAACTTGATAATTTTCTGGAACAGAGTCTGTGGCTTACCACCAATAGCTTTACGTCCTGCCGCCCAGTCACGGAACAGTTCGGCAATCGCCTCTTCCTGTTGAATCTCTGGGGTGTCGTTGGCGTACAAACGCTGTGCTCGATCAAGGTACGAGAACATGCGCTGGTTACCCTGCTTATCCACAAACTTCTGGTTCGTTGCCGCCTTAACCAAAGACTGGTACTCGGCGTCAGTGAATAGACCGAGCATCTTCATGGCGTGAATCATCTCGTGATTCATCACCTCACGGAGCTTGGCTTTGAGCTCGGCATCTGACATGCCGGGTGAATAGATCTGGGATGACAGGGCAATCAGAATGTTTCCGAACTTGTCCTGCTCTGTAACACCCTCTGCCAGTGTTTCGGGCTCAGGTCTAATGACCTTGTCCATCCGAAGCGCAACGTCCGACAGGCCGAGCTTACGGAGCTCTGAGCCCAAGTCTTTACGGATCCGCTCTGCACGCTGATTAAAGTTACTGATTGTGCTTGAGTCATACGCCTGTTTGGCGGTCTCACGAACTTGCTCGGCCTCTTGACGCGCTACCTTCTGTGAGAACAAGCGGCGCTGTTCTCGCTGTGCCGGTGTGCCAGAAAGAAGTCTCGACACTTCTTCAGCGCTATATCCGATCTCACGCAATCTCTCTTGGAGCTTTTGACGTGCGTTCTTAGCCTTGACTGTATTGCCCGCCTCTTCTTCACGATTGACCTTGTTGAAGAGTTGCCGAGCCCTATCATCATTGAATGGATCCACCGCCTCATTTTTGCGGTCTCTGATGATTTGCTCTTCACGGCCTGTTGTTGTCGGCTGTGTGACACCTGACACAACCTCTTCCATGCCAGCCAGTTGATCTTCTCTCGCTCCGCGCTGTCTTGCAGTGGGCGGGACTTGAATGGCACCTGTGCCTCTTGGTAAGGCAGGTCTACGAACAGTGGATACTGGGATGTCTAATTCGGGCGCAGGCTCCGGCTCTCGGACAGCGGGTAGTCCACCGACAACCTCACCCTCTAATACCTCTGGAGTCTGTGGCTCTTCAAAGATAGGCGCACGGCCAACACCTTCCTCACGGACTGTCTCTTGCATGCCGGCAAGGCGGCCTTCTACCGTTCCACGCTGTCTGGCTGTCGGGGGTACTTGTATCGATGGCTGATCAGGGGAAGGTAGAGCTGGGGCAGTCTCTGGAGCAGGGAGCTCTGGAGGAAGTTGTTCAAGACGAAGTGTTTCGCCCTCAAACCGAGCGGCCTCTTCCTCCATGCGGCGAGTTTCCTCTGCCTCTTCTTGGAGATGACGCTCAAGGTCTGTTTGTTTCTCAACCGCTTGGTCTCGTGGCTTCATGATCCCTGCGGGCGCAGAGATAGTTCCACCGATTAGACCACCGGCAATGGCAGATTCTGCCAACTCACGTTGCACTTCAGGCCCGAACTCAAAAAACTTCTCTGGGTTTGCCTGTAATATTTCCAGCGTCTGTTGCCCGAACTCTGTCGCCGCTTCAACGCCTGCGCCTTCCAATCCTTTTCTGGCAATACGTGACGTAATACCGCGCTCGGCCGCCTTTGCAATTTCTTCGGCGCCTTTAGTGCGCCCGAATACACCCAATGTCCGACCAATGACTGCATCAAGAGCGGCCTGACCTGTGCCCACTGCAAATGCTTTGGCGACCTGTGCGTCTTCGATGCCAATGCCTTGCTCTTCCATTTGCCGTTGGATGTTGTAACCGGCAAACGCAGGAGTGCCTGCGGCTACAGCGGCCGCCGCACCTACACGAGGACCGCCCAATCGGGTACCGATGACACCGGCACCGAGTTGTCCTGCAAGTTGAGGGAGAGAGAAAAAGAGTTGTTCTTGAATGTACTCTGGTACATCTGCCAGACCACCGAGTATTCCTTCTTCTTCGAAAGACTCGATGATGGATGGCACGTCTGGAGTTCTACGGAGAGCGATCTCTTCTTGAGTTCTTCGGGCTTGTTCTGCCAGATCTTCACTACCAAGAATACCGGCCAGACCGGTTTGTAATGCAGAGCCAAGACTTGCGAAGCCTGCACCAAGATCAGAGTATTCCTCTTGACTGGCAAGAAGATCTTCCAACTCAGAGGTTTCGAGTTGGTTTACATCGAGGTCAACTTCGATGAGACGCTGGAGCTGGTCCGTGCGTAGTCTGTTAATATCAAACGCCATTCGGACACCTATGACTGTTGTCTAGCTTGTAACGCCTGCTGAATCAATGCTCCAAGATCTTGTTGTCCACCGCCTGTTGTGCCACTGATACCGAACGACATCTGAATTCGTGCATCAATCTCTGACAGCCGAGCTCTGAGTTGTTGCTTTTCGGGCTCGCTCAATTGAGCGGACGCAATCGGATCGTTCAATGTTTTGGCAATGTCTTCACGATACTTGATGAGATCTCCAAGATCCGCTCCGCCTGACTTTGCTTTCATCTCAGCTTCGGCCAACGCGCCCAACATCTTGGTACGTGCGTCACCTGCCCTCTGGAACTGTGGCAATGCGGCCAGCCCTGCTTCAGAGACACTGGTTAAGAATGGCTTGCCTTCGCCCGCACGGGATGCGATCTCAAGACCAAGTTGAGCCAGACCTAACTTTTGACCACGCTTCTCGCGCTCTTCGATGTTTTCCATCAACTGCTCGAGGTAAGTCTTAGGACGCTCCGCGCCTTCGGCCTGCCCTTCCTGCCCTTGCTTCTGCATCTGTTCAAGCATCTCTTCACGAGACATGGGCTGTTGTGACTGCTTGAATGACGCCACAAAATCCGCAAAGCGATCATCGTACGGTGTGACCCCCCGCTTCTCGGCTTCCTGCACAAGTAACCCGAAGTCTTCTTCACTCAGACCAAACCGTCCTGCCATGGTGCCGTCACCCATTGTTGATGGACCTGCGGCAATTGCCGCCGCGCCGAGTGGTGTCATACCTAAAGCAAACTTTCCAGCACCTTTTAGTGCCCGCAAGCCTTTCTGCATTGTTGTTGGAGGCACATAAGGAACAGGTAATTGAGCCGGGTTAATCGGAGTCATTGGCATATTTGTGCCACCGCTCTGAGGAGCGACTCCTGTTCGACCAACGGTTGCTCCCGGACCCATTACCTGTTGTCTGCCCACGGATGGAGACACGGGCGTCTGGCGTCTAAAAAGACTACCAAGTCCACGTACAACACCTCCCATGAACATGCGGCGTGGCTCTTCTTGCATCATTGGCTGTTGCATCATGGGCTGTTGCATTTGTGGTTGCATCATGGGCTGTTGCATTGGCATAGGCTGTTGCATAGGCTGTGGCATTTGTTGTGGCATCATGGGTTGCAGGCTACGGCCCACAACCTCTTCAGCCACTGTCATCTTCGGAGCCTGATTCTGATAGCGCTGACGCATGTCCTGACGGCGCTTGAGCTCACTGACCACCATGAACGAAGGTGCCACACCAGAGGGCTGTGTTGCCTCACGAAGCAACTGGTTCTGGCTCATGTCCTTGAGTGCTTCTTGTAACTCTAAAATGTTCATTATCCGAATGCCCCCAAATCAGCGAGCTGTAATCCTGTTAAGCCCAACCCAAGTAACTGCTGTCCTACATTCACAGGCGCTGTACGGGTTGCCTGTGGTGTGCCGCGTACCAGTGCACCAAAACGCTCCAACTGCTCTTCTGGGAATGCCTGCTGTGCCAAGAACTCTTGGTACGCCTGATCCAACTGGAGCTGTCTGCGGGCTTCTTCGGCCTTACCAACACCTTCAAGCTGTTGTAAGCGCTGTAAATACGCCTGTGTCGATGACTCGCCCAGTCCCGCAAGACCACCCGCTAGTTCGGCCTGTGACCCCAACTGCCCTGAGCGGAACATACGATCTCGCTCAAATTGCCTTTGTGCTTGCTCAAACGCCGATTGACGACCCGTGGCCTCAATGTCTGCTAATCGCTTGAGTAATCCCGACTCGGCCTGCGCTTCAACAACACCTTCACGACCACCACCAAAAGCGCCCGCCTTGATGGCGTCCGCTGATCGACGTGCCGCTTGTGTTTGATAATCTGTGAGCGCCGCCTCTTTCTGTCTGCGAAGATTCTCTTCTAAGAAAGGCGTCATGTATTCTTGGGCAATCTCTGTGGTGAACTGTTGTGGCTCTTGGTACTGACGAATCAGACCACGCGTTAAGTCCATTGCCTCACCGTAATACGGAGCGCCGACCTCAACTAACTGTTCAATACCTTCACTGGCCAGTGTGCGCTGTGGAGCTTCCTCCGCAATACGTGGTCCGGTGTATTCTTCGTACGGACGAATATATGTTTCTTCGGCCGTGGCAAGAATGTTCTTGAGGTACGGTTCTGCGTACTCTGGTACTTCGCCCTGAATGACTGTCTGGGTTCCGCCGCCGCCCTTACTCATCGTTTAGCTCCAATTCAACAGCAATATAGTCCGGCTTCCAGCCGTATTTTTTCAAAGCCCGAGTCCATCCGGATCGGCCCCTGCCCTCCAAGCGACTACAACCTTGGTCCTTGGCATAATTCTTTAACGTCTGCATGGCATCATCGAGCCAGTGCTTCATCTTGTTCCCGCCGACCCAATCAATCGACAGTGAACTGTATTGTTTGTAAGGAATCACTCGAGTTGTCAAACTGGCAACCGGTTGATTGTCCTCGTAGATCACCCATAAACTAATGTGATTGTCTAACAGCTCATCCAATACACTCAGTTTATCAAACCGGCCATTGGTGGTTCGGGTCGCTCGATCAAACATGTCAGCCACTTCGGGCCAGACATTCAGCACATGCTCGTGCGGGATCAGCGTAAAGATCATACAGGGAGCATTTGCTGTGCAGGAACTTGCTCCGGTTGTTTAGTGGTTCCGGTCCGAGATGTCCGTACACGATCCATCATTCGGTCAAGTTCTCTAGCGCCCGCGTCCGAGGATCCGTTGCCTAAACCGCTCACCACATCCGCAGGCACAATGTATTCGTTGTCAGAAAGGAGCACGTCCTCCTCTCCCTCGAGAGTGGCTGGGACTAAGTCATCCATGCCGTCACCGCCACCACGGATCATTCCCTCAGAGCGAGCCGCTGTGTCATCCACTGCACCACTCTGTACTCGGGTTGCCAAGTCAATCAGGGCGTCACGCCCGAACTTAGCCGCAAAATCTGAAAGAATGCGAACCGCTGTCTCTTGGTCTAACTGTCCTTTCAAGGCTTTGATTGCCATGGACACCACTTCTTTGTCGTTCATTGCGGGCCCGGCCATCGACATGATGCCGCCCTCTTGGAAACCCTTTACTGAACCTGTCTCAGAACGGCGTCTACGGCGCTGTGTCAGTGGTGTAGTGAGTCGTGATCCGTACCCCTCGACACCTTCCAGTGTGGGACGCTTGTAAGGCTTCGGTGCCATGGCTTGTCCGGCCGCACCTGCACCGATAATCTGACCCAACTGCTCTGCGCCAAGACCCAACATTGAGAAGTCTTCAGGCAAAGCCTTCTGAGCCATGTTGCCGTACATACCCCCTGTGGCGTATGCACCAAGTCCTGCGCTAATCCCTTGGCCCAAATTACCGGTCTGCAATAAACCACCCAATCCAGAGCCGACAGCGCTTGCTGTGAGCGCCGAGATGCCAAGCTGTGGCGCTAAGTATGATCCAAGTGCAGATCCGATGAGTGGAAGCATTACAGGTCCTCGTATTCTTTCATTGCATCAAAAGATGGGCAGGCCTTGCTCGAGAAGTCACGGTGCCCAAAAATGTCTGGATTGCCATGGTTTTCTTTCAGGTCTGTAAGTAGCTCAACCAGTGCTTCTTTTTGTTCCTCGGTCCGCGTGTCTTTCGGTTCGCCGTCTTCGTCAACGCCTCCCACGTAGCAAACTCCGATTGAGTCTGCGTTCTGGCCTTTAGCGTGTGCACCAGCGACTTCAATGGGGCGTCCGTCACAAACGGTCCCATCGAGTTCGACAACAAAATGGTAGCCAATGTCAGACCAACCCCTGTCGAGGTGCCATTGTCTAATTTCATCTGTGGAGACATCGCGCCCCTCCGGGGTGGCAGAACAATGAACAATGATTTTATCAATCTCACGCATTTGAATATTCTCTCATTAATCGGTCCATCGTGATCCATGTGGACTCTTGTATTCTACCATTTCTAATGGTCATGTCGTATACACCGTAGCTCCAGCCGGTCACAGAATGTCGAGCATAATCCTCAACATGGCCGCTCGGTAAAGAGCACCCCAGATTCACGATAGTGATAAACTCATGACCGATCTTTGGGAAGGTTTTGTCTACCCGCTTGTGAGTGTGTCCGTACACAACATCATGCAAACTATCTCGGGCGATCTGACTTTCAGAATTGATACCGCCGTACGGCTTGCCCATGGCATTCAATGGAACGTGTGTGAACCCCACATCCCCAATAAAGTGAAACTCGCCAAAGGGCGAGTAAGACCACTCGTAAAACTCTAACAGCTCGTACAACCGCTCGAACAATAACTCTGACATCTCTGGATTGTTGTTCACGAACCGACTGATGCGGTCTTCGTGATTGCCTAGAGTGATGTGCTTCTGACACTCGTAACCGCTCAGGCCGTTGTCAAACGCAATGAGCGCCTGCTCAAGGCTTTCAATGTCTTGTTTGAAGCTGGGCTTCTGTTGTCCCTTCAGCGTCCAGTTTTGGTCATGTGAGGACATGCTGTCCAGTGACGCGAAGTCTCCAATCTGAACTACTTGATCAATCTCGTTCTGAGCGCAGTATTCACCCATGGCAAAGAAACGAGACTTGTCTGGTATGTCAGGGCCATCATGGCTGTCACCAATGGCAAGCACGCGGGCACTGACATCGTGCGACTTCGGGCGTTGATAAATCTTGTAGTGAGGCTTCAGGTAAACCTTCTTGAGGTCTTCTTCATCCTTGGCAACGCAAATTTCTTCTCGGATGTAGCCCTTGGTCTTGGCTGTTTCGACTCGACTCTGCATTGTAGTCCTTGCAACTTCGAGCTCTCTGGCGCAGGCTATGATACTTCCGTTGTGCTTCTTGTAGAGTCGTGCAGTCTGAAGTAATAGCTCGTCATTCCCCGACACAGATGCCTCCTATTTTCAGGGGTTTACCAACGATACCACGGTTTTTGTTACAGTGTTACTTTTTGTTTTTCGCAGAACCGACTGAATCGACCAAGCCTCCGCCGAAATAAAATCCCACGATCATCAGCATGATCTCACCTATCCAGAAATCACCGATGATCTGTTTGACTGCGTCAATGTCGCCTTCACCGGCAAGGGTCATCGCAAGCACGAGGACAAACATGCTGAGGAACACTGCTGTGAACATGAGAGCGATGTAACGCTGGGCTAGCTTGAAGGGAGCATACGCATTCATTAAGTCAATTTTCGCTTTTGACTTTTGAGCAATCTCTTCTTCAGTGCTTGTATGCATATCATCAATCAGCTCCATGCCTTTCTTGATGACATCGCCCGAGCCAAGTATTTTACCTAATATGCCAATCATGCTCCGCTTCTCACTTGATCTGTCTGTATGCACACAGCTTCGTAATTAATCTTGGGCTGTGGTGCTGTATCTATAAAATACTGACGAGCTTCAAAGCACTCATCCATTGTTGCGAATGGGCCTTGAGGCATTACGCCGTACCCATTAACCGTAATGATGATTGCGAATAACATCCACACGTCAACCTCCTTTCGTTGCTATGAGCCAATATAGGAAGTAAGCGCATATCCCAACAGCAGAAAGGGTGGCAAGGGTAATAACAATGCCAAGAGTCCATTCCTTAATGAGTCTTTTCTTACGAGCCTTGGCTTGTGCGATACGTTTGCGTTCATTCTCTTTTAGTTGCTTCCTGTTAGCGATAAATTTTTGATAGTCCTCCCACAGTCCCGGACGACCACTGTAGATAAATAGTTGCTTGATTTCGGCTTCTCTCTGCTTAATCTTCTCAAGCTCAAAGAAGTGTTCCATTGAACCTTCCTTGGCTTTCTGCTCCATGACTTCCTTGGCATCGGCTAGCTTAGTAAGCTGTGGCCCCATCTCGCCTACAGACTGGATGTGACCTGCAAACTCTTTGATTGCACCGATTGCCTCATTGGCAATCTTGACGGCCGCAATTGCTTCGAAAATCATGACACGCTCCTCAAGGCTATTTGCCTAAAGCGTTATGGGCAAACCACGTCAGGAAGGCCCCTGTCACTCCGCCTGCGGAAATCAAGAACGCAATCGTTCTCCACCCACCTTTTGTCTGTTGAACTGTGTCACGCATCCACTTGATGTCTGCACGCAGTTCTTTCATCTCTCGCTCCAGCACGGTCATTCGTGCCGAAAGCTCACCAAGTTCTCTATCTATTTCAGCCATTATGAAATGCTCACGGTTACTGATCCAACGGAAGCAGACGAAGACAAACCGGCCGGGGCCGATGTGTGCAACTCTGCAATCTTCAAAAATCCACCCTGCTTATACACCCCGCCTTCTGGCAGTCCGACATCGTTTTCTTGTAATGCTGTCAGTGTCAGCTCAGTGAACCGTGCGTCTCCCGGATTATTAAACTGCTGTATAAATACAGAAAATTGACGGACAATCTCCGCCATGTACTGCGGGCTGTATTCGCCCGGCGGTACAGGAAATAACGGACGGACTAATCGACGGGATGCCACTACCTTCTCCCGTCACGCCGTATATCAATCCTCGGCGTGCCAAAGCGCCACGCCACATCCTCAGTGTCAGACTCCGCTCTGATCGCCATGGAGCGACCTCTGAGTCTTGTAAATACTTGATTTGTAAACTGTTCTACGGGCGTAGTCGAAGATCTTGTGACCGAGTTCTCATCACTGTTTAGGTAATTACCGCCCGGAAAGTTCCGTACTTTTAGTGTTAAGTCTACAACAGGCGATGTGGCCGTTGAGCCCTCAAATGTGAAGTCAGGCAAGACCCTGCGAACGAATGTGAAGTGCTCACCGTCTTCGATGTCGAACTGACTGGACTCGATGTACGCGGTCATTGCAGACCCATCATCATTCAATCCGTTCTCGTGCTCGTACAGGTATCCACCACTGGCCGCGACTGGGAAGTCCGAAATACCTCGGTCGATCCATGCCGTCCGTGCCAGTGAGCCGTAGTACCACACATCTTCTTGGTAATTGAACACCACGTACCGGTCAATATCATCCGACCCCGAAGAGGGATAGAACCACCACACCTCGTTAAACGCTGAGTTCAGACCACCGAACACTTTTTCTTTTTGCCCGAGGTTGAAATCATTGAATACGAATTGTTTCACGTTACATGGCAATGGCTGAACACGACCGTTGTACACATAGAATTGGTTCGCGCCCATCCAAAAGACCAAGTCATCGATTGCCACTACTGATTTCGGGCTCATGATCGTGGTGTTCTCCGAGATCTGGTCAATACCAAAAGTGAACGGAGGCCCCAAGAACTGCATGGCGTGCAACGACACATCGGTCCACACCAGAATCTGTTGGCGCGTTTCAACCGCCGCGACAATCTCTGAGCCGTTACTGATTCTCAGATCGCCTGCGGTGTTGGTCGCACTTGGATCCCACGTGGTCGGGTCTTCTTGATCCGAGAACCGAATGAGTAGCGGGTCTTCAGTGCCAATGTTGTCTCGTGGATCACAACCAAATAAAATGACGTGACGGTCTTGGTCTGACACAATGACTTGCTTGGCCACTGTGGGAGTGGTTGCGTCCGCGCCTGTCAAGCTTTGTAATTCAACGGCCCGTTGGAAGTTGCCCGGACTGCTGTCCGACTCATCCCAGTAATAAATGCCACCGTTTCTGACATTGATGATCAGGTCTTCACCGAAGTTGTCATGGCTCCACAAACGCAGAATGTCTGTCACTGTGTTCAGGTTAGAGCCAGAGCCCCACGTCCCACGACTCCAAGCACCTGTGCCCCAGCCGTTCAAGACAACAGAGGTGTCAAGACCTGTATTGATTTCGTACGCGCCCACCACACTGGCCCCGCCGTTGCCTGAGTCAGATGCGTTCGCTGTGACACTGACCACGATCTCGTAACTGTCGGCGTCAATCACGTTTGTGATCTGGTGATTTTGGTTGAGTATGTCGGCCGTGACATTGCCGCCCAAGGACACTGCCCCAGAGAATGTCACGAAATCGTTCTCTATGGCCCCGTGAGAGGTGTCTGAGACGGTCAGGGTGGCTGACCCATTGGTTGCCGAGAAAGTCACGTCTCCGGCCGCTGTGGTGGCTCTCAGAGGGGTGATGTCGTTATACCCACCGCCCTGCTCAATGTAATACTTTAAGTTGGTGCCAACACCGATGTACTGTGTGCCGTCCAGAGCAACGAAGGGATGCAGTGCACGAGCGCTCCCGAGGAACTGGTCTTCACTGAGTTTGACCCACCCGCCAATTTTTTCTGGATAGCCCGAACGAAAGCGAATCTTGTCGCAGTCGAACCAGCCCCCCTCATTGGTGTAGGAGGTTGTCTCCCGGTTGATGCCGGGACGCAAACTGACTTTGGATAGCGCCATATAAGGTCTCTGAAAGCATGATAATTTCTAGGTATATGATACACCAAGCCTTACCACTCACCCGTCCAGTGTTTCATTCCACAGGACTTGTACAAGGCTCGTTTTTCTTGCTCCCAGTCCAACCCATTGTCACCCTTAAAGATGATTGTCTTGTAGGGCGGGTCTTCTCGTATAATCTTGATGCCACCAATCTTGTCAGCCTCTGCTCTGACTCTGTCAAATGCTTCGGGCTCTGGGTTGGTGTTAATCATGTGGCCTGTGATGGCCACTGTCACCGCGTGCATGTAGGTCTGGGGTCCCAATAAATACACACTGGTGTGTCCTTCCATCAGACGTTGCATATACAACTTGATGGCAACATCAAACGCCGGGTTGCCGGGTGCAGTCATCATGAAGTCATGAGAGAAGTCGTATTCCCGACAGGTTGGCAGAAACCATCTTATTTCGGGCTCGTCCGGAAAGGGCGTGTCACAGAACCGATCAATGTCTGTGTACACTCCGCCTTCCTCGTAGAGCTTGATCAGTCTCCACAGGTCTGACTTCTGGACCACGTGTTTGGGTTGAATCGCTGTGTATACTTCGGGCGGGAGCTTGTCCTTGAGATAACTCTCAATCTCTTCGTCCGTGTACACAGTAAATTGCCAGTCTGGATTCAGCTCACGCATCTTCACAATGCCTTGCTGAATCAACGGTGACTGGTTGTCAAAGATGTTTTTGTCGGCCCACGTCAGGTGGACTTTCTTGGGGATCATACGGACAGATCGTCATTCCGTAAGGTTGACCTGCCTTCTAGCGGCCTGCCAAGTATTGTTGTATTTGTCTTGTCTCCGTCCCACTCGTTGTAAGCATATAAACCCATCTGGTGAATCGGGAACACATCCGCCCGCACAAGGATGTCGAGTGGCGCACAAATGCCCATCTTCAGGACATGCGCCAACAAGTTCTTTGCCACAGCAGGATCTATTGCGTATGCATGTGCCCTACAGATGAAGTGGTAGTTCGGGCCTTCACTTGCGTGTGGCGGCGTTGGTAATACCTGCCATCCCTGCTTGGCTTGTTCGTGTCCACCCAAGTAACAAATTGAGTTGTAGACACTGTGGCTCATGTAAGGCTGAACCATGATGCTGTCATGCTCTAAGACTACAAGCGGCTGATCATCAATCACACACTTCTGCCAGAGAGAGATGTGAGATAGCGCACAAGCAACTTCACCACGGGTCATGTAGTGGTCTGTAATCTTAACCATCTCCATGATGCCACTGTGATGCTCAGGGGGAACAATTGTCCCCTCTAAGCCGTTGTACGCATCCCAGTATTCCCACGGCATGCCAACCTTGTCGCAAGAATCCGCGCAACGCTTTGCCTTTTGCTCACCGTCTTCGTGCCCATTGACACGAATAATGTACGCTTTTGAGACAGCGGTGTTATACGAGTAAAACAGGGACTCCATTAAGAGCCGTAGCTGTCCACTTCTTCATGCGTAGTCAGCGCATCAATCGCTGTCATTGCGTTTTCGTACACAGTTTGTGCCGCCGCTACAGTTTCAGCGTTGTACTGTGTTTCAGGGAACTCATCCAGTTCCTTACGCAATTCTTCTTCGACAACCGCTTGATACGTCGCCTTGGCTTGACCCTTCAGGCCATCCTTGCGCTCATCTACAGTCAAGTCACGCTTTGCCCAGTTGATTTGTGCAGGCGTTACAGTGAGGTCGAAAGAATGTGTTGTGATAATTTCACGGTTTTCTGTGAGGTCAGGGAAGATCTCTACAGCCTCACGCCAGCCCGGAAGGTCGGCCTTCGGTCCTGTTGTTGGCTTGTAGTCCCATACGTCTTTAACCTGATCGTTTTCTACACGAATCCAGTATCCAGTTTTAGTTGTTGGCATGTTCAACTTCCTTTGCTAGTTCAACTTTTAGTTTTGCGAACGGAGCATCCCATTCGCCGTACTTTTCCTGACGGAATAATTTCACGGAATCATACCACGGAGAAGTGTCTCCGGGCAGTGCCCACAGATAATATGGCATCACAGGTGTGATAACCCAAGTCGGTATTCCCATGGCCGCACTGCAATGTGCGATGGACGTACACGAACTAATCACGAGGTCACACTTGGCAATCTCAGCGGCAGTGTCAGTCCAGTCATCTAAGCACACTTCTTGTGCCCACTCTGGACGCTCTTCTTTGCCTTCATCACGTTGCAAGCTGACATACTCAATGTCATGCCCACCGATTGCATCAAACATTTGTTGTGTCGGGAAGGTGCGGTGTTGCTCGTGTTCAAACTCTGGGTTACCGGACCACTTGAGGCCGACACGGAACTTCTCACCTTTCTGTAATTCGGGCTTGGTCAAATACGGTGACCCATCTAAGTCGTCCATCTCCAAGCCCAAGCAAAATGCCGCTGACATGGCGGGCACCCAGTAATCAAAGTACACGCCCTGTGCTTCTGCTGTCTTGTTTGTAACAACAGAGTAGCCCTCACGAGCAAACAACTTGGCGAGGCGTGGATGACAGGCAATGGTGACAATCGCACCTTTGTCTTTAAAATTCTTTGCGAAGCGGAAGTTGATGATCTCATCACCGAATCCACCCTCACAACGCAATAATACATGCTTGCCGTTTAAGTCATCTTCAGGGCGTGGGATTGGCCCACCAATGGGATCAGAACCAAAGACCTTGATGTAACGGCCCACGTTCATGCCCTCAAAGCCTTTCTTCAACTGCCCGTGGCGCATGTCGTGCCAACCGAGGTTGAATAGTACACGAGGGTCTTCTTGGTCCTGTGCCCGTAGGATGTCTTCAGACAAGTCCGGCTGGCCGTTAATAGCACAGCTTAGGGCAATGTCGAGTGGGTGAATGTCTTTTTCTAATGCGCTCATAGGTTATGTGATTCTAAACAGACCGCTAGAATGATCTAATCCTGCGGATACAGACGACCATTTAACAAGAGATCCAATCTGCACCGGAGAAGACCGGTTAATTATATCGCCCAACCCCATTCTACCGGTTGCGCCAATACCCCACGCCCATAGTGTACCGTCTGTTTTTAGGGCAAGGCTATGATAAGAAGCAGATACATCTGCCCAGTCTGTATCTGAACCTATTTGTACTGGAGAGGACCTGTCAACTTCATCGTTGTGCCCAGTTCTACCAAATGCTCCTCTACCCCAAGACCAAAGCGTTCCATCGGATTTAACAGCAAGTGTATGTGCGGCTCCTGCGGCTACCTTTGACCAGTTTGTCAATGCGCCCACTTGAACAGGGGAAGATTTTAATTCTGGGGTATTGATATTTAACCCCAACGAACCATAAACCGGATCCCCCCAAGCGTATAACTCACCTGAAGAATTGATTGCCATGCAAAATGCACCGGTTGCAGTTTCATAACCAGCGGAAATCTCATCCCAGTCAGTTAATGCGCCAATTTGCACTGGAGAAGATTTGTCTACAGTCGTTCCATCCCCAAGATTTCCCCGTCCGTTATATCCCCAAGCCCATAGTGTGTTGTCTGTTTTTGTAGCAAGAACAAACGACCCGCCTGCACTAATTTTGGACCAGTCGGTTAAAGAACCGATTTGTGTTGGGGAGGATACAGCTCCGCTAACCGCATTAAGACCCAATCTTCCGTTAGCATCTTGGCCCCAAGAATAAAGCTCTCCACTTGTGGTGCGAGCTACACCAAAAGCCCCCCCTAAAGAAACGTCAGCCCATACTGTTAATGCGCCAATCTGAACAGGAGAAGATCGGCTTATGGAGTCATTAAGGCCGTGTCTTCCAACACTGCTAGAACCCCATGACCACAGTGTATTATTAGTTTTTACTCCAGAAGTTACTGATTGGCCTGAACTAACAACAGACCAGTCCGACTCAGAACCAACCTGTACAGGGGACGATGTATCATTAACATCCCCCAAACCAAGTTCTCCGTCACCGTTGTCTCCCCAGATATATAGCTCAGCACGAAAAATCTCAGGCCAATTCCCTTCAAGGACGGCCTCGTACTGCTCTTGTAGTGTCCAGACTCCTGAATAATTTGGCATGGTTACATTCCTGTCCGCTCAAGCAAAATCCCAGCCGCATGTGTTGAGTTATTGCGGCCAATTCCCTTCAAGGACGGCCTCGTACTGCTCTTGTAGTGTCCAGACTCCTGAATAATTTGGCATGGTTACATTCCTGTCCGCTCAAGCAAAATCCCAGCCGCATGTGTTGAGTTATTGCCGCTGGCTATGGAGGTCCAGCCTGTGGATGTACCCAACTGTACTGGTGACGAGTAAGTGATTGTATCGCCCAACCCTAGTTGTCCATCAAGATTATATCCCCATACCCATAATGTGCCATCAGACTTCAGGGCATACAGAGAGTTTTGACCGCAACCAACTGCTGTCCAAGAAGTTAACGCACCAATTTGAACAGGAGAGGATTTATCAATTGTATTATTTTGACCAAGCTGGCCGAGGTTGTTTCGTCCCCAAGCCCATATTGTTCCGTCGGTTTTGAGAGCAATTGCCCTATTATTACTGCCTTCAATAGCGGACCAGTCCGTCAAAGCACCAACTTGTATCGGCGAAGATTTGGCTGTAGATGTACCAATATTATTCCCCAGTCCTCCATAAAGCTCTCTTCCCCAAGCCCATAAAGTCCCATCTGTTTTTATTGCGTACCCGCTCTCATATCCTCCGGCAACAACAGCCCAATTAGTCAAGGCACCGACTTGAACCGGCGAAGAACGGTTTGTTCCTGTAAATAAGTTTTGACCAAGTTGCCCGTAGTTGTTCAACCCCCATGACCATAAAGTCCCATCTGTTTTAACAGCAAGAGAATATGATGCGCCTGCAGAAACATAAGCCCAATCGGTCAATGCGCCAACTTGTGTTGGAGAAGAATTGTGTTCTGAGTGGCCTCTATTCCCAAGACCGCCAAAATATGCCGCACCAAAAGACCACAGACTTCCATCAGTTTTAATCACTAAGTTGTGACCACCACCAATACCGAGATATTGCCAGTCAGTGTCTGAGCTAATTTGCACCGGAGATGACCTATGGATAACTGTACCGTCTCCTAAAGCACCCTCGTCATTGTTTCCCCAAGCCCATAACGTACCATCAGATTTAAGTGCTTTTGTACTTGCACCACCTAGTTCTACTGTAGAAAAAGTAGTTCCACCTGTTGAGCTTATTTGAATCGGGGAAGAATAAAAAACAACTGTGCCATCGCCCAAGCGACCATTTGCACCGTCACCCCAGATATATAGTTCTAACCCACCAATACCGGTCCAAGTGCCCTGCTTGATGCCCCGCAGTTGTCCGTCTAAGTTCCACTTTCCACTATAATTTGGCATTACTAAACCCCTATTGCACCGTAAACTGAAAATTTAGATGCTTCAATATCAGTCCAGCTAGTCAACGCTCCGATTTGAACCGGGGAGGATCGACGAACAGTTCCTCCAAGATCATTGTTTCCTTGGCCACTATCTAGGTTGCCCCATGCGTAAATCTCTCCAGTAGTTGTCAAAGCTACAAAATGGGTTTTACCAGCAGAAACTTTTGACCAATTAGTGTTTGAGCCAATTTGTACAGGAGACGAACGGTCCACTACAGAGTTGGTTCCAAGTTGCCCATCAGTCCCTCGACCGCAACTCCACAAAGTCCCGTCTGTCTTGATGGCGCACCACGCTTCCTCTGAACCTGAAACCTTGCTCCAATTGGTTAAAGCTCCAACTTGTACAGGAGAGGATCTTCTTATTGTTGTATTGTCTCCAATCATGCCGTTGTTGTTGTACCCCCAAGACCAAAAGGTACCATCGGTTTTAATGGCGGAACATGAATACTGTAATGTGCCCATGGTTGCCCAATCAGACTCCGCCCCGACTTGCACAGGAGACGATCTCCTTACGTTCGTGTTGTCTCCTAGTTGACCGTAGATGTTATATCCAAATCCGTATAACTCTCCAGTTGTGGTCAGTGCGATAGAGAAATACTCCCCTCCGCAAGCAACCCTAGACCAATTCGTATCAGATCCAACTTGTACCGGAGAAGATCTATCGTCTGTATTGCCTGTATTGATCCCAAGCTGGCCAAATAAGTTGTCGCCTATTGACCACAATGTACCGTCAGTTTTTGCCAATAAAAGATTTTTTCTCCCGGTAGAGCTATCGCTCCAAGTAGTCAATGCTCCGACTTGAGTTGGAGAAGACTTGGCTACGACATCGTTGTGGCCAAGCTCACCGTTGGCATTGTTTCCGCCCCAAGAATACAATGTTCCATCTGTTTTGATAGCGGTGACATACTCCGCTCCCTGCATATCATGGCCTATTGAACTCCAGTCCGTATCTGAGCCTATTTGCACTGGAGAAGATAATGAGGCTTGTGTGGTCTGACCAAGTTGCCCGTTGCTGTCTATACCCCAAGAATACAACTGCTGGCCACTCAACACAGATGTAGCGTTCCCATACCCACTGAACTGTCCTGCACCGTAGGTATTAAACGCCTGTACAGCGAAATTAGTTGTACCGCCCGCAGTCAAGGTAATATTAATTGGGGATGAGGTACCAGTACCAGATACAGAAGTACCGTCTGATTGTTTTGCAGAAGCAACATAGGAGGTAATCGCACCCCCGCCCGTGTCAGCCGGGGCAGTAAAAGAAACAGAAGCAGACAGAACACCGGCAGATACACTATCAACCGTGGGTGCATCGGGTGTCTGGAATGGGTCCGTGATCCCCGAGCCTTTGAATCCTGATGTTCCTGTCATTCCTTCATGTTCCTATGAGGTTGTTCCGAATGTGCCCATCGTAACGGTCCCCGCCGAAATACTTGTCCAACTTGTCTCTGAACCAATTTGTACGGGCGAGGATCTATTTACACTGAAAGGAGAGTTATTTCCAAGCTGTCCAGTGTTGTTGCTTCCCCATGACCACGCTGTTCCGTCAGTCTTTATTGCGGCACCGTGAGAAGAGCCTGCATCAGCCTGTGACCAGCTTGTTAGTGCCCCAATTTGTACAGGAGATGATCTATCTATGGTTTGATCAATGTTTAACCCAAGCCTTCCGCTAGAATTATTGCCCCATGACCACATTTCACCATCAGCGGTGATTCCTAAAGCCCATTCCGTGCCGGCAGAAATTTGAGCAAACGCTGGAGCTATAGCAGACGCTCCCGGAGTAAAGCTGTCTGTTTTGGTTCCGTCTCCGTGTTGCCCGTCATCATTTCTTCCCCAACCATATAATGTGCCGTCTGTTTTTATGCCGATGCTAAAATCATTTCCCGCAGAAGCCTGAAGCCAATCCGTATCAGAACCGATTTGTACCGGAGATGATCTTTTAGTTGCGGTACCGTCCCCAACCGCTCCATTGGTATCTCCTCCCCACGCCCATAACGTACCGTCAGTTTTAATTGCAAGGCAGTGATCGTTTCCGATTGATATATCTGACCAGTTAGTCAAAGCACCGACTTGTACTGGGGAGGATTTTGCTATTGTGTCATTGGTCCCTAACTCACCATTAGGACCAGCGCCCCATGCGTAGAGTTTTCCATCGGTATCAATCGCCAAAGAGCAATCACCACGAGATCCGACGACTTTTGCCCAATTAGTTTCAGATCCAATTTGAACCGGGGAAGATCTGCTTATGGTGGTCCCGTCCCCAGCTTGCCCTACATTGTTATTTGACCAAGACCAAAGAGTTCCATCTGTTTTAATTGCCAGCGTCCCTCCACTGTCAGTTGAAACCTGAGACCATGTTGTCAAAGAACCCACTTGAGTTGGAGAGCTTCTTGAAGTTCTGTCATTTACGCCTAGATTACCATTAGTATTAAAACCCCAAGCATACAACTCCTGACCACTAAACACTGAAGTCGAGTTACCAAACCCACTAAAAGCACCGGGTCCGAAGGCATTGCTGATTGCTTGAGCGGCGAATGTCGTTGTACCGCCTGCGGTGAGGGTAACAGTGGTTGTACCAGCGGCAGAGGCTGTGGCAGACACACCTGTGCCATCGCTCTGCTTGGCAGTGATTACATACGAGTCTACCGTGCCTGCGCCCGTGTCGGCTGGAGCAGAGAACGTGACATCAGCAGTTAATACACCTGCGCTGACAGAATCAATGGTTGGCGCATCTGGGGCGTTGAGCGGATCAAATCCACCAGAAATAATTCCACCGGGACCTTTAGCCATTTATGAGATCTCTTCGTAGCTCGCGATAACCTTCAGATCGCTGGCTGTACCTGCGGTCGCTCCAATAGAACGGTCTTCCTCAAGATACAATGAAGAGTTCTTGTCGATCACTACAAGGGATGCGTCAGCAGGGACAGAAACCGTTGAAACTATTTCGGTCGCGGTACCGCCAATGTTATCCTCGCTGTAGTAGCTGACAGTGATGTCTGCGGCGGACGTGCCGTCCACATTCGATACCACCAATGAATTGATCTTGAACACCTTGCCAGAAGCGGCGGCGTTGCTCACGATCTCTGTTGCGCTTGTTGTTGAGAGACTCACCACGGCAGTTTTGCCTGTGATCGTGGTGACGTTTACAATATTCGGAGCGGCCATTTAATAAATCCTCTTTAAAATCAATTGTTTATCCGAACACGATTGCCATTGCGATGGCTTTGCCAGTCGAAATACCTGCGTCCGAAAACGACAGATTTCCAGATGCGTCCGTCACAAGCGCCTGTCCACTGGATCCGTCTGCCGCAGGCAGGGTCAGTGTCAGGTTACTGCTGACAGTCGTTGGAGCGCGAAGCGCGACATACTCACCACCGGCCGAGTCTTCCAGTCGAATCTCGCCCTGTGCCTCCACGTTCAACTGTGTGAACACACCTGTGGTTGCACTGCTTGCACCAATGGTGGCACCGTCAATGGTTCCGCCGTTGATGTCTGTGGTGGTCAGGACTGAGCTCGCAAGTGTCACAACACCGGTTGAGTCGGCAATGCTACCCGCACTGGTGCCGTCCTTCGCCTTGATGTTGGTCACTTCCACGTTGGTGGTATCAACTGTTGTTGCCGCCACTGTGGTTGCGTCTAACGCTGTCACGTTCAGATCTTCGAAGACCTGTGTCACTGTCGCGCCTGCACCGGCTCCGTCAAACTTCAGAACAACGTCTTTGCCGTTGGCAATCTCGAAGTCATTCGATGCGTTGTACGTCCCTTGGAATACAATCAGTGCACGGCTTGCTGACAAGCTGTTTCGGATGATGACAATCTTTTCTGCGTCATTCGGTGTTAACTGCACGTAGGCTGTTGCACCGAGGTCTCCGCCGTCATCGAACTCAATAAATTTATTTCGGCCGCTGGATACAGCGCCGTCTGTAATCGCGAGTGAGTTTGGTGATCCAGAGCTCCCAGCCGCAGGCAGTGTCACTGTCTCGATGCCGTTGATCGCCTGATCAATAATGTCAAAGTTTGTGTTGGTTGTACCGCCCCAAGTTCCCGATTGTTCACCCGTGGTGATCTTTTCGATACCGAGGTTTGTGGTATATGTGCTGGCCATAATATTCCTCTACGCCGCGTTTATTTCGGTCCAATTGGGGTTCTGTACTGTTACTATTTTACCCCAAACAAGTGGTCTTGCGGTGGCCACAGAGGCCTCCGTTCCGGTGACAGACACGTTGGCGTCCGCTGTAATTGATTCGGTACCGCTTTGTACTTCGGCGCTGACCCCTGTCGGGAGCACCGTCACACCAAAGCTTTGCGTGGTTGTACCAACCTCGCCCTCTGCACTGACACCTGTCAGGGTGACATCTGCGTTTGCCTGCACCGTCACACCAGAGATCTGTGTGCTTGCGGCAAGGCCTTCCTCGACAATGACCGCAGTTCCTGTGGCTGTCACAGAACCCACAACGCCATCCGAGGCAACACCTGTCACCTGAATGTATTCTTCAAGAATCCGAACCGTGCCCACTTCCGTGGTAATGATGTCGTCCTGTAAGGCTTCACCAAACGGTCCGTCACCCCACGCGCCACGGCCCCATCCACCAAGTGCCACTGTGACATTCTTGGCGACACCGTCCGTGTCTACTTCGGCCGCGAGTCCAGTGACAAGCACATTGGTTCGAGCGTCCACTGTCGGTGTACCGACCACGCCCTCTGCCGCCAGACCCGTCACATTCTGTGTGATGTTTCCAATCGCTTCGACCGTCACATCACCAACAAGAGTGGAGGCAATGAGCCCCGTTAACTCAACGGGTGCCTCTTCGCCCCACGCACCGGATCCCCACGTCTGTCTACCCCATCCGGTGAGAGAAGCCATGGGTCACTCCTTATGGAGTAGCAAGACGGATAATGGCGTTCGAGGCGTCAGCCGCAGGGAAAACGATTGTAAAGTTTCCAGAGGTTGCAGTCTTGTCAGAACCGAAGTCCAACACAACCACAGACTTGTCAGACTTATCATCGTTGTAAATCAAAGCACCGCGAGCAGTCAGTGTCACGCTCGTGAATTCTTCATCGTTGAAGTCAACAAACGCTGTTGTGCCAGACGAAGTCGGCGCAACCGCTGTCAGAGCTTGACCACCTGCTGAGTAGTTCGTGCCTGTTGTTGTCACTTCGTTCGTGTCAGTCGGATCCGCCGCTGGGTTCGATGGCGCAGTGTACGCTGTCGTGGCCGCGCCGAGTGTGGCAGAGCTTGTGAACAAAGCCAGTTTAAATGTGTCTGTTGAAAAATCATGCACACCGTTCAAGAGGTCAACCTTGAACGAGGTGGTCATCGCTTGGGTAATTGCCATTACAGTTTCCTTATCACCTCGGCCATATCCTCATGGCCCTGTTGCTTACATAAATTATACAGGGTTGTCCTCTCGGACCGTTGCGCCGTTTTAATTGCGTTGATCAAAACAGATCGTATTTGGTCTCTGTATTCGACCGCTTGTTGCTGTATGACCGGGTCAAGATTTTTCCCGATATACAGTATTTTGTTGAGTGTCATGTCGGTGATTTCTTCGGGCGAGTAACCACGATTCTGTGTGGCAAAAACCTCTACCTGACCGACCATGGGTGTTGAAGATTGTGACATCATTGTACGCTTACCCTCGGCTCGCCGTTTCTGTAACTATCGCGTTTGTTTCGGCCGTCACCTAATTCTTTGAGTTGGATCATCGCTTCCTCGTACCGTGAGCCGTACAAGGCGATCAGATCTTGCTCACCTTTCATGAAGGTGTACGCCTCGATCAATGACCCGTACAACAAAGCAGTCTCTGCGTTGTCCCCGTACCAGCTCGTGCCTGCGTCCACAATGGACTGCGGGTCGTAGTAGTAGTGGAGCTGGATCGTGTAATCTGCGTCTGGTGTCGGCGCCAGAATGAAAGAGGTCTCATCGAACAATCCGTAATACTCAGGCTTGCCTGATGTTGTATTATCCGGATAGGCCTCTCGAATAAAATTCACATCCTTGTGGAGCAAGAACTCGTAGTTCCCATCGCCGTCAATGACAGCCATCGAGAACACCGCCAGATAATCATCTGGCACAGTCAGGAATCGAAACGAGGATGTCACTGTCCCTGTGACATTCTTTCTCAAGTCAGGGAGCATCACAGAGCGATTGATCCGTTCTTCGGCCTGACGCACAAATGTCGGGATCTGGTTCACGAAGGTAGTCTCTTCGTTCTCTGTGTAGTCCTTGATGGCCTGTACGAGTTCTGCGTAAGTCATATCAATCCTGATATAAGTTATCAAAGGTGACCGATGGGTCTGTGTAACTTGAGTGTCCTTCGGCCGAGTGTAAGTATTGGCTCGGCGCGAAGTCTGGTGCCCCCTCTCCAGTTCTCCAGAGAGCTGGGCTTGTTGCCCTCACTCTGTTGTTCGGGAGTGCAACGATGTTTCCTGCCCACGGTCCCTCAGTGAGGTACATGACGTGGGACTGTTTGTGTTGGTCTGGGGAGTCTGCGATTTCGTGCTCGGTGTAGTCCACAGTGAACATATACCGGCCTTCGTAAAACTCTCCGTCAATCTTTGCAATCCACGGGCTTGAACTAACGCGGTCCATAACCACCACCGAGTGGTGACGAGACTCACAGTCCCAAGGTTGCGCCAAATGGTCTTCCATTCGGTCTGGCCATTCATCCAAGGGGATGTCTGCAACGAGGGCTTGGATGGGCATTCTTGCCCACATGGCTCCTCCGTGGACATTGTCCTCTCCGGTGTGGTCAATTTCACATCCTGTGAAGACAACTTGGAAGCTGAGTGATCTGTCTGGGATCGTGTTAACAGCGAACGCAAGCGCGTGAATAAATTCTCCATGATAGTCCTGATGGTTTGCAGTAAACTCTTTACGCACCCAGCATTTGAAGCTGGGTACGTTTGAGATGAGATAAGACATTACATGCTCCGGCTAAAATTCTTTCCTCTTGTAGCCGCGCCTGTACCACGAGCTACGCCGCCTTTAGCATAACCCTTCGTCTTTTTCATTGCACCACCTTTCGCCATGGCCTTGGTCTTCTTGGTTGCACCACCTTTTGCCATGGCTTTAGTACCCTTCATCGCGCCACCGGCTTTCTTCTTCATAGTAGAAGATTTGGTCATTCCGCCCTTGGCCATCTTGCCCTTGCCGTCCGCCGCAAAGCTGGGAACCATCTTGCCTGTTTTCGGATCCTTCACCATTGGCATCTTGCCGCCTGCGGCCATCGCCTTGGTGCCCTTCATCGCTCCGCCTTTGGCGTAGCCCTTTGTCTTCTTCATCACTCACCTCAAGTCACCGTGATAGTTACGCTCCCAACGGAGCCTTCGATTTTCTGGATGGGATTCCCGACAGGATTCCAACCAAAAAGAGCGCGACTCGCCTGCTCGGCTTTATCCGGGCGCGGGTCGAACAATGATTGCGGGTCAAATATCTTCACTCGACCCAAGTAATTCTGTGGCTGGTCTGGATCGGCAACATCCTTGCCGACACGGAACCCAGTCCTTACGCCGTTTTTGTACTCGTACACCAGCTCGTCAAGCGGGTAGCGAAACCCTGTCTTGTCGCAGAAACCAAACGCATGACTTCCTTTGGTGTAAGCCGGCATGGTTAATCCTCGTAGTTCAGAACCAACTCTTCGCCCTGTTCAATGGCACGAAGGGTGAACACATTGTAAACCTTACAATCGTCCCAGTCATGGATTAACACAAGCTCACAGTTGGCTTCTTCGGCGTGGTTTAGAAACCCGCCGATTGGTGTGCGTATGTACCCATGGAACATAGGCACCTTGATATGTGTTGTGCCAAGGTCAGTCTCTGGATCTATTTCGGTCGTGGCAAAAATACCAAGCCCCTCGATTTCACTGCCACCAATGGTTATCTCATCTGGCAATGGCTTGTAGTAAAACGGGTTATAGATAGCGTCTTGCATCACTGACCCGCCAAGTAGAATGTGTCGAACGGGATGAAACGAATGGATGACGTATCTCGGTCTTCGCCTGCCGCCAACTCAAACTGGAACTCGTATTCCTGCTTCAACGCACCAACCCTGTCATTCACCTCAGGACGCTTCATGGCGATGTAATAAGCAAGCCCAGCCACAAGGCAAGGAACAAACCGAGGAGGAACGTCTGCCGTTCCTGACACTCCCGTTGAAATGCTTTCAATGCCACGCAGGCGGTAATACGCCAAAGTATAAGTGTCACGTGCATCCGGCACAGGCCAAAGCGTAACAGTTGTTTCCGTTGCCAAACGTCGAATGAACGCTTGTACGGGTCTACCGGTCGTGTTCTTGTTAGTCTGCTGAGAATACGTCGATACACTGATCCGCTCCACGTTCGTGTCTGTTTGGTTAGTACCCGTTCCAGTCCGCAAAGACATCTCAATCAAGTCTATGGTGTCTGCGGGTAACGTGTACGTTTCCGTGCCAGATGATAGCGCGATTGTACCGGGCTCAATAGTCCAGAGGTTGAGTCCCCTGTTTTGCCATTCCAGTGTGAGAAGGTTCAGACTTCTTCGGGCGGTCTTCAAGTCGTAACCAGAGCGCATCTCCAATCCTGCACGCTCAAAGGCTTCCTCAAAGATCTCTGGTAGGTCTGGTGTTACGACAGCCATTATGCCCTTGTCCTTCCTCTCGTGGCCACTCCGTCACGCATACAGCGTCCTCCGGACTTAGCCCTACTTACCTTGGCCTTGGGTGTGTTTGCAACGAATTGCTTACCCTTGGATCCTGCTTGTTTTTTCTTTCGGGCGGTGGCCTTACGCTCAGACTTGGATAAGCTCTGTGCTTTCTTTCTTGGCAAACAACGGTCTGGATTCTTCTTGTTCTTCGAGGTGCCGCACTCACCGGCAATGTTCCCCTCAGAATCAATCCGTACCCAGTCTTCATCTAGCCACTTCTTGAGCTCACCCATTACTTGCCCTTCCGCTTTCCGCCTTTAGACTTCTTGGCGTAGTTCGGGTCTTTGCAATACTTTGAAGCGGCAAGATTTGCGTATGCACTTGGATACTTGTCAAATGTCCGCTTGGCCCAAGCCTTTCCTTCTGGGCAGATCTTACCACCCTTTTTCATTTTGGTAACTCGACCGCCTGTCCCGTCATCAATATTTCGGGCGGCGCGGATAGTGTCCAGATCGCCAGCGTCTGTGCCGGTTGACATAAAGCCACATGTTCTACCCTTGGAGCGCATACGGTTCCCCGTTAACTGTTTGCCCATCTGTGCTCTACTGATTGCCATCACTTCTACCAAATAGCTCATTGACAAGAGCCTGTGCAGACTCTTCAGGCGTTGAAGTAAATGGATACCGCTCTCCGGCAGGAGTGAACCTCGGGAACCTTGAGCCAATCAGATTAGCAATACCTTGCTCGGCCTGTCTCTCTTCTGACATTGTACCAATTGGCTCGAGGTATTCGGGCTCATATAATGCGAACGGGTCAGTGTATTCACCAAACTCGTCAGACAAACGAATCGCTGACCGAATGTCTTCAGGGTCCGTGAGCCCCGATTCTTGTAGCCAATACTCAAGACCAACATCGCCAACCTCTCGACCAAGCTCATCTATGTATATTTGATTGAGTATCTCTTGATTGATGTCCTGCCCCGGAAACAGCTCAACAGGAGATGTCCTCATCCCTGCCGCTTGTCGCTCCTTTGTAAGGTCTTGAAATGATTGCTCTATTTCGGGCGACAACGTGTAGGAACCGAAATCTCTAGCGAAATTAAATGGACTGGTTATCTGTGGCTGTCTGTATTCAAAGTCACCAAGGTCTGTGTCAACCGTTATTGGGTCGCCAAAATCATACCCGTCAATTTCTTCAATTGGGTCAACTTCGAAGTCATCATCATCATCATCATCATCACCAGTGCCGTCACCAGTGCCGTCACCAGTACCGCCACCTTCGCCACCTGTACCGGTTCCATCTCCAGTACCTGTGCCTGTGCCAGTTCCTGTACCCGTACCTGCGCCTGTTCCTGTGCCGGCACCTTCTCCAGTGCCATCACCACCACCGACTCCGTCACCAGTGCCTTTATCGCCCATTCCGACAATGTCGTCACCGCCCTCACCAAGGACGCCAGACCCCTCGCCGCCGGGAAGGATTGGTCCCTCCTCTCCGGGCAAAATACTTACACCACCAGTTTCGTCACCGCCAATTGCGCCGCCGGGTCTGTCTTCACCCGTATCCTCTTCCGACTCGCCTTCTGTGCGGCCTTCCCCGGTCGCATCTGTTTCGGCTTCACCAACATCACCAGCATCTGTATCAATCACAGCACCAGTGTCAGGATTAATTTGAGCTGGGTCTAAATCCACCTCCACTTTAGGAAGATCTATGTCAATCCGGTCTTGGCCAGTAGCGGCAGTGCCTTCCTTGCCGCCGGGGTCAAAGCTGGCGCCGCCTCTTGCTCCGCCACCGCCGGCCTCACCTTCGCGACCACCACCGCCTTCAGATCCACCTTCAAGAGATTCAAGGAAGCGTTCTGAGGTGAATGAGACGCCCATAAGGTCTGCAATATTAACAGTTACACCTTCCGGTGATACAAGCTCATCATCTTCAAATCCAAGTGTATAACCTCCCTGAAGAAGAGACTCGATCTCTTGAGAGAGCGCATCATCTCGCTGGAGTGATCCGCCAATCGTGATGACAGTCTCTCCCGTCACTGGATCACGCCGAGTAAGTTCTGCAAACGCACTACGAAACTCGTCTGGAGCTGAAACTATCTCGCCTTGAGCGTTATATTGAACTTGATCTGCTCCGGGAAGTGAAGAAACATCCACTCCGAGCCCCACCGTATCTGTCACTTTAGCTGGAGTAGAGTCTCGATCAAAAGAATAAGGGCTACCACCTGTCATTACCTCTGCTCGATCAAGAGCATCGTCTAAGTCAAGACCTTGGTCTAAGGCATAATCAAGCGCTTGACTAAATGTAAACTCCGAAGAACGGTCATCGATTGTCTCAGGAGGCATGCCAAGATCTTCAATCTCTGCCCCTTCAATAATATCTCGGCCGCGCTGTAAATTCGCATAGTCCTGTTCAGAGATTGGTACTCTATCGGGGTCTCTTACATTTTCATCAAAATACTCAAGCTCACCATCGTCAACTCTTTGTCCAATGACAGTAGGGTCAACACCCTCGGGGACCAAATCGTTAATACTTGGGTCCACCTCATAAGTCGTGCGACCTGTTGTGCCAGTCGTTGTTGGAGTGGTTACTGAAATAGTTGGGTCATCTGCGTCAATGATTGCCTGATCAGTGAATTCAATTGGAATAGTTGGGTCATCTGCGTCATCAAATACCTCATCTTCTTCGAATGAACGCTCTGATTGAAGGTCAATGGTGACTTTATTGATGCGATCTTGTATCTCTGCCTCAGAAACGCCCTCCTCCCTTGCGGCCTCCGCTATGGCCCTCTCGGACGTGACAGGGGTTCCATCCGAACTCAAAACCGCTCGATTGCCACCCGGACCAGACCCAACAATAGTATCTCTGGAAACTCCGGCGTTTATTGCAATGGTGTCCCTGTTTCCCGGATCACTAGAGTTCGCATCAAACTCTGTTCCCTCTGGAGAGTTGTTAATAGCCTCCCTGATTTGATCGACCGTTAAGCCACTGTCGTTTTTCCAGTAGTCTGCACCTTCTGGATCAGGCAGTCTGCCAAGTTCATCAATATATATATTCTGAATTTCTTCGTCACTGATCGTCACGTTGCTGACGAATTGCCGTGATGAGTCCAAGCCACCACTGTGATCTGTGACATTGCCATCATCGTCCCGAGAGGTGTACCCAGAATGGCCATGAGTCTGAAAACTGTCTCCACGATCATAAGCCTCATCCATGGCGTCAAACTGCTCTGAGATCGCGTCAAGTTCTGCGTCCATATCGTCGCCACCGCTATCTCCGCCATCATCATCTCCGCCAAAGCAGAACAACAGGTCCTCCATTGGATCATCTTTAGGATGTAGCGCATTAAGTCTCATGAGTCACCATATGCATACAGTCTTCCAACGTGTTTTCTTCGCCGAAGAATTTTTGCTGAATACCTCGGTCCATATTTGTCGTGAATGAACCGTCTAAACCATTTAATCGCTTCACGGCAGTGCCCGTAAGGCGCCGCGAAGTCTATAAACCAAAGTTGCCCGTCTTCTCCCTCAAAGTCTTCTGGTTGGAGTTTACGGGTCCCTGTAATATATCCCTGTTCAGCCTCTGGGCTGAGAAACGCCCAAGTCGCGAATGCCACCGGCTTTCCGTCCTTGACGTATATTCGAGCCTTGTTGTTGTCTCGGGCTGGCTTGATTAACCTGTGGAACGCTTCCCGGCTGTAGTTTCGGTGATAATCGGAGTCTTTCATTATCTGCACGAGCTTGCGGTAGAACATTGTTAAAACGCTCCTTAACTTTCTCAACAGGCATGTCCATTGCGCGAGCAAAGCGCTCAACGCTAACACCAACTCGCATCATAACACGGGCGATCTGCTTGTCGGTTTTACCTCGGGCGAAGCGTCTAATCTGTTCGTCAGTGATTCCACCATTGGTTCGGCCGCCCTCTTGAAAGCGGCGAACATCCTGCATGTAATCATCGAGTGCTCTGAAATACCGTTCCATCACCACTTCTTACAGCTCCAATACCGTGCTGAGAACTTGTCTTTTGCCGTGTCGCAATTATGTCGGGCGCGGAAGTTTTTCCGGCGACCCGGATCGTCACGCTTGATCTCCATGTTGGGATCACCGAAACGAACCAGCTTCACATCACTGCCCTTCTTGGCAAGCACTGCGAACTTCTTGTTTTTTCCGGGCGTGCGCTTGGGCTTATTGTAGCCCGAGAACGTTTCACCGCGATAGCTCACGCGACCTGATGGTGTTTTTTTTACGTTCTTTGTAGTAGCCATTATTCGTAAAACATGTCAGCTTCAAGAAGATTGGACATCAAAAAGTATACGCCCCGCTTCGCGATAAACCCGTCTCTTGGAACGGAAAAAGCGTTAGCAAAAGAGTCTCCAGCCGCAACACCTTTACACATTAGCCAACGCTTTGGTGTCACATTTGGGCCGGGCGTGTAAGCAACATAGTTGCAAGCGGGCGTACCCGTGATCGTGTCAGAGTTCAGCATTGTAACTGTAAACGTGCCTGAGCCGGTCACTGTGATAGGGTAGTTTCCTGATGTTGCAGTGCCGCCAGTCCCTACTGCAAAACAAATGCCTACAATGTCACCGGTAGATAGTCCGTGGTCAGCGTCCGTGACGGTTACTGTCGTTCCAGACTGGGCATAGGTTCCAGCCACAGGCGCTGTGTCCGTATCGTAAACTGTGAGCTTTCCTTCGCTGGCCGTGCCTACTATAGAAAACTCTTCCAGTCGATGCGGTCCAAGAACTGCAAATCCGCTTTCACGCTTACTGACCTGAAAGACTTGAGATAAATTCCCCACAAAATTTCTCCTTTAACAAGGGGGACTATTCGTCCCCCTCCTCATTTTTTTCAGCTTCCTGAAGCAGATAATTCAGCATGCCAATAGCACCATTGGCTTCATGAAACATCTGGATATATT